TGCTCCATGTTTTTTCTAGCCATGGGCTCGGCCATGCTTCTGCTACTGTCGGTACTCGGTTAATCTATATACCGTAATTTAATTAAAAATATAGATAGGTTGTTCCTCATCATTAAGCAGTAATGCGAGTAATAGTGCTAATTCAGGCTTACTCAATGTTAATTCTAACAATGAGCTCGGCAATGCTAATGCTAATGTCAGTACACTGAATCCGTAATTAAACAAATAAAGAAATTAAGAGACTGTAGAGGGAGACCTTACCCCTTGGTAAAAGATAACATACTAATTAACTGTGTTAGTAACTTTTTTCGTGAAAACTCGGTAATGGATTACAGATGAAAAGATATAATAATTTATTTGACAAAATAGTAACTTTAGACAATTTATATCTAGCGGATAAAAGAGCTAGAAGACAAAAACAACATAGACCTGAAATAATTAATTTTGATAAGAATAGAGAAAAATTACTTTTAGATCTATAGAAGAAATTAATAGATGGTGAATATAAGACTTCTGAATATTATATATTCAAGATATATGAACCTAAAGAAAGAGAAATATTCAAGCTTCCATACTATCCAGATAGAATAGTACATCATGCTATTATGAATATTATGGAACCTATTTGGGTATCATCTTTCATTAAAGGAACTTATAGTTGTATAAAGAATCGTGGTATACATAAAGCGTTGAAAGATGTTAAGTTCGCACTGAAAGATGAAGCCAATACAAAATACTGTCTTAAGTTAGATGTCAGAAAATTTTATCCTTCAATAGATCATGATATATTAAAATAGTTAATAAGAAGAAAAGTAAAAGATAAGAAACTATTAGTTATATTAGATGAAATAATAGATTCTGCATAGGGAGTACCTATTGGCAATTACTTATCACAATTCTTTGCCAACTTATATCTTACATATCTTGATCACTGGATTAAAGAAGAGAAACATATAAAATACTATTTCAGGTACGCAGACGATATAGTAATATTAGGAAAAGACAAAGAAGAACTACGTCAGTTGTTCAAAGACATGAAAGAGTATATTGAAACTAAACTCAATATAAAGTTTAAAGACAATTGGCAGATATTCAAAGTAGATTCTAGAGGAATAGACTTTGTAGGATATAGAGTATATCACACTCATGTTCTTCTAAGGAAAACTATTAAGAAGAACTTCTGTAGAAAGATCAGTAAATTAAACAGAAGAGACGATCTTAGTAAGAGTGAATACAAATAGAAGATCTGTAGTTATATAGGTTGGATTAAATATTGTAATGGTAAGAATCTTTTAAGTAAAATGACAAAACATAAAGAGCTATTGGAATACATTAATACAAGTAAACGTAAGAGAACCTAATACATATAACTACGTTTTATAAGTAGTTTTCAGATTCATTGTCAGATCCTAGTACATAAAGTTTGCGCTAGGATTAATTTTTTTAAAGATATCTCAAATGTTTATAGAGTTTTTACCACAGATACTTACAGGAATAGCTTCTATCGCAGCACTCTGGTTTACTTATAATCAGTATACTAAAAATAAAATGACTGACTATAAGATTGAGAAATGGAGAAAAGAAGAACATCAGAATAACGTAAAGAAGGCTGGTAGCATTGCTACTATATATGGTGAGTTGTGGGAGTTATTATACTTCCTCAAAGCGGATAGAGTATACCTAATTCAACCACATCCTTTGTATAGAGAGATGTTCATATCTGCTACGCTTGAAGTAAAGAAGTACGGAGTATCTTCAGTAAGAGAATCTCTATGTGATATTAAGATTGAATCAGTAGCTAACTTCGTATCAGAACTAGCAAACCAAGATTATTTGTTCATAAAAGATATTGAATCATCTAATCTGGATAACAAGATTAAATCTATAATGACAAGTAACGGTTGTCATACTACTGCTATACGAAAGTTATCAGACGAAAAGAATAACTGGATTGGAAGTATAGTAATAGGCTACATTCATGACTTCGATGAAAATGAAGTAGATGTAGAACTAGTAGAAAAAATGTCTAGATCTAGTGCGCTAGCAATCTAGTATATATTACCAGAATTTAAAACAGAATAACATGTTATCAGAGATTAAGAGTTATCTCAGTAAATTGGCAGTCACTATCATAATTGGTTTGGCTGCCTTTTGTTTTTATTAGAGTAAGAAGATATAGGTTCTAGATGAACGTCTAGGGCAAGTAACAAATAATTACGAATATTACCAGAGTTTGACAAGTAGATTAAGAGACGATAATAGAACACTTCAGTTGAAGGTAGTAGATCTAAATAACTCAAATGATAGTTTACTCTAGACTGCCAAGGAAGTGTAGAAAGAATTAAAGATCAAAGACAAGAACCTCTAGTAGGTACAAGTAATCAATACAGAAATGAAGGATACTATTACTAAAATAATAACTAAAGAAGTAGACTTTAAAGAAGACTTAAAGCTAAATCCTTTAACTACTATCACAGTAGAAAGAAAAGACTCAATCTTAACCGCCATATTAGATTTAAGGAACTCTCAAGTATTGTTCGTAGAAGAGAAAAAAGAATATCGTAATAAGTATAAGAATGGCTTCTAGAGGTTCTTACACTTTGATTGGAAGAAAGATCGTATCAGAAAGTATCAGATATATAACAGCAATGACTTAATTAAAGTAACAGATACTAGGATAGTTGAAGTTACGGAATAATCAAACAAAATATTAAAATTAATCAATAATAATATGCATAGAATAATCCGTACAAAAGCTTATGAAGCTAAGCATGGTCCTCACTTTGATGACGAACATGCGCGTAAAGCTGTAAGTAAGATGGAGAATGAGGACGGCTCTAAAGGTCAACACTGGTCATTAGAGGAAACTTCTGCCTTAGCTAATCAGTATGGAATTCGTTTTGATGACAAGTTCAACAAATACGATTGGTATGTTGCATTGAATATGGTTTACTCTGATTACTATAGAGTGATAGTTAACATGACTGGCTCTAACAACGCTAAGTACTTTGTAGAACTAGCTAAAGCTTGGTTATGTGACAAAGATATCGACGAAGGTAAGATGTGGTATTACTATATTTATATCATGTGCGACAAGATTAGAGAAGCTGAAGATGAACTCTTCGACAGAAACTACAGCAGATATGAAGATGATGACGATGATGAAGCCTACGGTAACTTTCGTAGAGGCGGAAGAATGGGAAGATCTTCATATGGTAGACGTAGAGAATATGACAGAGAATACGACGAGAGGGACTATGAGAAGGAGAAAATGTTTCCCTACGAAGATGAACTCAAACGTGGTCGTTCTGTGCGCTACATTAGATATTAATCAAATAAAATCAATCCTAAATAAAATCAACAATTATGTTAGAAGATAAAATTATCCTTCAAGACCGCGGTTTCGACGCTGGTCTGGCTGCTTTAATGCAGAACGCAAATAAAGGTATGGACCCTGCTGCTTTGATGGCTATGATGAATAACAATGGCGGATTCGGCGGTAACGGCGGATGGTGGTGGATCTGGATTATCCTGATCTTCTTCTGCTGGGGTGGCTGGGGAGGCAATGGCTTCGGTAACAGAGGTGGCGAAGCTTCTCAACTTGCTTCTCAGTTGAATACTGACGCTAATACTAACCTGTTGATGCAAGCTATCAATGGTAATAAGGAAGCTATCAGTACTTTGTCAAATACTCTGAACTGTGATATCAATTCAGTACAGAACGCTTTAAATACAATCAACACTAGTGTTAGTCAGATTGCTTGTGATACTAAACTGACTGGTTGTCAAGTTATCAATGCAATTACTTCTGGTAATGCGCAATTGGCTTCACAACTGGCAAGTTGCTGCTGTGATGTAAGAGAATCTATCGCAGGTGTAAATAATAACATTACTAAGATGGGTTATGAAAACCAGTTAGCTAACTGCAACCAAACTAATACATTGCAGAACGCTATTACATCTGGATTCAACAGCTTGATGTCTGATAACGCATCTAAGTTCAATATAATCGGAGCAAAAATAGACGCTCAGACGTAGATAATCAATGATAAATTCTGTCAGCTTGAAATGCGTGAAATGCAGAACAAGATTGATAGCTTACGTGAAGACAAGGCTGCATTGCAGTTGTCCGCTTCACAACAGGCTCAGACAGCTAATATCGTTAATCAGATTAGACCTTGTCCGGTTCCTGCATATTTAACATGCAACCCTTATGGCTGCAACGGTGGTTTCACTGGTTACGGTTTTAATGGTTACGGCTATAACGACGGTTGTGGCTGTGGATATTAAGAAAGGAGGTAATTATGTTTTTTACCTTTAACCCATATCCATTTAGTAGAAGCAATGTAAGAACGATTGATAATTTTGGTATACCGTCATTAAGAACAATCTATGTTACTACTGATACTACCAATAATACTGTTACTTACGGTATCTGTCCTAGAATATGGAGACAGCTTCCTTGTGAAGGAATGTTCCTATTAAATATAGTAAACACTCCCGCTACTACAGTAACAGCAGCTTCTCTAGTAAGTATTGATACTACTAGAACAGCCAATCAGGTAAATCCTACTACAACTACTTCTACAGGAGCAAGAGCTCTAATCAACGGCTCAGGTGATCAGATGGTTACAGAAGAAATTTCTACAGGTAATAGATATTTAATCTATTATAACAAAGCTAATGGAATATTCCAAACTGTAAATCACATCGTATTACCAGCTGCTGCAAATACTTAATTTTAACAAGGGCTCTTCGGAGCCCTTAAACGAATACTTATTATGATAACATTCTCACAACTAAGTATAGGTGACCCTATATACGTATTAGAAATTATAGGTACATTCAAAAAGAGTACTAATTACTTTGCTGGTAATATAGTAAGTGTATCTAAAGTATATGATGAACCGCTACCACCTTAGTAGTTTCCAATGCCTAATCAGAGTAGAAAAAGATTAGTTGACATAGTTATAAGTTGTGGCGGTGAACAGAAGAAGCTAACAGTAGAAGAAGGTAAATCATTGATTAATGATACTCAATTAGGTCTTACTGTAGCTACAGATAAACAACATATAGTCAACATGGTTAAGTCTAGTTACAATGAATACAAAGCAAAGAAAGAAGCTGTTGCTAGGTATGATGAAGAAATGACAAAATGTGAAGCTATACTTAAGTAGTTAGACTATACAGAGAAAGAACCTGAAAAGGAAGATCCTAGAATATAGGAACTACAAGATTAGGTTAAAGAACTTAAAGATTTAATAAAGCAGGCAAGTAATATGGTTCCACCTTAGATGAAACAGATGTTACCATAGAACATACAGAATGCAATGAATGAGGCTAGTTAATACTAGCCTTTTTTATTTTAAGACGTTTAGATAAACGCTATTATATTAGTCGATCAGTTGTACTACCTAACCCATAAAAGGGCTTAGAGAAGCTTAAAATACGTTATAAGTATATTTAATAAATAATGCATTATGAAATTAAATACCTTAAATACTATTATTGACGATATTCTACTTGAATTGCGCAATAGTTCTGTAGCTGAGTCAGAACATATAAGTAGAATATAGATCGAACAATGGATAGCTAATTATCGAGCTGTACTCATAAAGCAAGATATAGATAAAGGTAGAGATATTAATCCAATGTACATCTAGACTATGCCATGTATACACTTAGATAAAGTAGATACTGTGGCTGGTAAGATAGAGTATAAGAGTAATATAGAACTACCTAAACTAATAGACTTCCATTTCAGGACTGGTTTAGTATATGTTAAAGACATGTATGGTAACCTTATTCAGCTAGGTCATGAAACTAAAATGAAATATCAAAGATACAGAAAGTATACCTGTGGTGATTACATAGCTTATATTAAGAACAACAGGTTGTACATCGAAGGTAGTGACAATCAACTAGAATGGGTAGAGATAGGAATCATAGCAGAGAATCCAGCAGACTTAAATGAGTGCTTTGATCCTGATAGTGAGTATCCTGTACCTGCACATATGATACCGGTTATTAAAGATATGATCTTTAGTAAAGAGTTAAATATCATGCATCAGATGCCTAGTGATGAAACTAATAACTCTAGAGATGATATGTAGAACATTAATGTTAGATAGCAATGAAGAAATCGTATACTATAACAGACTTCTATGAGTTCTACTTATCTTAGATCGAGAGAAATACTGTATATGATGTTGATTACAAAACATACAGACATATAGTTGAAGATTACTTTAAGTATATAGTAGAGGAAGTTATGGATAACAGCAGAGAGTTTAAACTTCCATGTAGACTTGGTAATCTAAGTATAGTTAAGAGATAGCCTAAGAACTTTGATAACAAGAGCTTAAGAATAGATTATCACGAAAGTAAGATACAAGGTAAGCCTATTTACTTTATTAATGAACACAGTAATTACTATAAGTTTAGATTCCTGTGGAGTAAGAAGGATTGTTTACTTACTAATAAGACAAAGTATTAGTTCGTAGCTTCAAGAGCTAATAAGAGAAGGCTAGCATAGATAATTAAGAATAGAGAACACGATTACATGACACTCAAATAACGGTTATGATAGATAATAAATTAGTTAGTTCTAAGGCTGTGTTAGCTAAAATCATAGCCGACTTAGATCTTAAAGAAGATGAAATAAGAATAACAGATGTACGCGAATGGATAGGAGAAGCCATGGAAAAGATTGGAGCTGTTCAATAGTTAGAACACAAAGTAGCTAATCTGAAGATATGTGACTATCAAGCTAAACTACCGTGTGATCTGTATAGATTAAATCAAGTTGCATTCTCATTTGAGAATAGTTGTGGTTGGTTACCAATGAGAAAGGTGACTAACTCTTTTGGTATATATAAGAAGTGTGGAGAATGTGATCCTAAGATGTTGATACAAGATAATGCTTTACTTCCACTAGTAAAGAATATCTTTAACTTAGATAATGATAAGGATGCATTAGAGATACTCAACAGTGATTAGAACATTAAACAAACACTTAGTGCTTTAGTAAATCAGTATACTGTACCTAGTAACAATGGTAGACTTATAGTAGGTAATCCTGCTACATTCAATACTAGCCTACAGTACTCTACTAAACCGGGTTACATTACAGTTAATGTACCATGTGGTTGGGTTAAAGTATCTTATCACGCTATACCTACTGATGAAGATAGTATGCCTATGATACCAGATATACCTTCATACTTTGAAGCTATCTTCTGGTATGTAGCAATGAAGATGTCCTATCCTAAATATTTGAAAGGACAACTTAGTTAGAACATATACTATGATATGAGAAGCTCGTGGAACTTCTATCGTAAGCAAGCTTATGCAGAAGCCATGATGCCTACTGTAGATGAACTAGAAACTATCAAGAACGTATGGCATAAACCATATACTGAATTCAGAGATCATGATACTTTCTTTGAAACTACAGGAGATGAACAAATATTATATAACTGGAATAGACCATGAGTAATACATTACAGACAAATACATTTACAGGAGGATTGAACCTAGATGCTGACATTACTATGGTTCCTAATAACTAGTATCGTTATGCTGAGAATGTTCGCGTTATAACCGATACTGATGGGAGCACTGGTGTACTGTAGAACATACAGGATGTAAAGTTAGTAGAAGGAGGAGACTTTCTGTTCTATGATGAAAAGATACTAGCTACTACTACTATAGATAAGTATGGGATTATTATTACTGTAGATGATGCTCATGTAAATAGAATTCATAGAGTAGATAACTATGATAACCCGCCTCTGAAACACACTATAGTAGTAAAAGGTAAGCTGGGTTATACTGTAGATTCTAACATTAAGATAGTAGCTAATTACGAATCAGAAGGAATTATTAAACTATACATAGCTTGTCCAGAGTAGATCATAAAGACTCTTAACATAATGGATGATAAGTATGTATATGTATCTGGTAAAGAGAATTCATATCTTGATAGTGCAGGTAATCTGAAGAATCCTAGCCTACTAGATATACAGATTTCTGCTTTACTTACTCAACCTGAAGTAACATCATTAGGTGGTGGTCAGTTAAAAACAGGTATGGTACAGTATTCATATCAGTTATTCAATGCTCGTGGTTCTAGTACTAACTTCTCTCCAGTAAGTAATGCTATACACCTTACTACTAGCAATGTGTCAACAGGCTAGCAGCAATACATGGGTGCTAATAAAGATCTTAACTCTGGTAAGAGTGTTAACTTTACTGTTAGGCTTAATGATATACCTGAAGGTTTGTTTGATAGTATTAGACTGATACGTATACATTACAGTGATTATACAGAGGATCCTATCATAGAAGTATTCCAAGAAGCTACTATATCTGCTTCTATTAAAGAATACAGCTTCACCGATGTTGGTGGAACTGCTCTTAATACTTTAACTATAGAAGAGTTTAACAAGACACAGGAATCATCATTTGCAGCTGCAACTATAGAAGCTAAGGATAACATCTTATTCGCTGCTAATATAACTGAAGCTACATGGAAACCTGATTACGATGCTAGAGCTTATCGTTTTACTTCTAATGATAGATTAATACTTAAAGGAGCTAGCTCTGATTAGAATATAGATGTTACTTTATCTAACTCTACCTTGAACTCTTACTTAAGAGATATACCAGAAGATCATGACTGTATAAACCCATATAACTTGACAGACTATGCAATGAGTGCAGCTAATGTAACCAAATATAAATTTGGTACTACTGTACTTGGAGGTACTGGTCTGAACATAGACTACGAGTTTATTACTACTGATATTACTCTAGACGAACAGTATCAAGATACTTTATCTATAACTACTAATGTTACTAAAGATAATACCATTCGTATAAACAAACTAGATGGCTCTCTAGTAGAAACCGTCACTTTAGGTAGTGCATCTGATAGTAGATTTAAGAACTACGCTGATCCATACTTTGCTTCTAAGTATAGAAGCCATCATAGAGATGAAATATACAGATATGGTATAGTATTCTTTAATGATAAGAATATTGCTACTCCTGTATATTGGATTGGTGATATTAAGTTTCCACATTGTTATGAAGCATGTCCTTGGTATGTAGATAACCAATCATTGAAAGGAAAGCCAATAGGTATTAGGTTCAATGTTAAGAACTATCCTGATGGTGCACACACATATCAGATAGTAAGATGCAAGAGAACTAAGGAAGATAGAACTGTATTAACACAAGCTGTAGTATCAGCCACTGTATCGTATCCGTATCACTCTGTTAGAGATGCTGAGTATGATATAGCATCTGAAAATACTAGACGTCCTTACACATTCTTAGGTAACTCATATCAGAAGAATGGCTTCCATGTTACTGTTACTGGTTTTGTTTATAAATGGTTGCTAGGAGAAAGAGTAGATAGTAGTATAGTAACTCTGATAAGTCCTGAAATAGACATGAACAAAGATGATATGGCTGCTAGTATTAAAGGATGTACAGGTGACTTGTGTATGTATTTGGATCCTAGAACTAACAGAGTAGTAAATGTTGGTGATAGGAATTACTATGGCGCTTATATTTCTTCCGACAGAACTCAATTAATAGTAGAGCATACGCAGGTGAGTGGAGAGATGAAATCTCAGAAGAGTGATAAGTATTAGTTTAGAGCTGGTGATTTGGTATCAAGTTCTGATGATTATAATAACATGTTCCTTATATCAATAGATGGTACCATGCAACTAGGACATCAGTTTAATGGTATAACTAATATGATTGGTAAGCGTTATGTAGCTCATTATACTGGTCTAAGTAATAGTGTAAGAGGTAAGTTTGACATACTTGAGGTTACTAACCCTATGATTATGCAAGCTCTAGAATGGAACGATGCTGTATCTAGACATTCATCCATTGCTGGAAAGACATACCTAAATGCTTCAGTATCACATAACCAAGATCAAGATAATGGAACTAATGCTAATAAGACTGGTTACTTTGGTAACTGCTTAGTAATAAATAGAAGTAATAACAACATAGGTGTACCTAATAATATTAGTACAGATATGTCTACTTCTAATAACTTATCTACTAAAGCTAACTCTGGAGTAGCTTCTGCTATACAGCAGTTCAACTATACTCCATTCACTACACCTGTAGTAAACATTAAGACTACTAATATACCTTATGGTGGCAATACTTATAACGCTCGTAGTAACTCTATATATATAAGTACTTACAGTAGCCACTTAATAGAGAACGAATCTAGTAGTTATATTAATGTGTTTGGTGGTGATACTTACTTAGGAGTACTGGATAACAAGACTGTGATTTATATTCCACAGCTTACAGGAGATAAACAATGTCCAGATACTTACTGTGGTATATCTATATCAGATTACATTCCATTTGAAACTACTATCAATATGGCTCTAATGTATGGTCAATCAGCATCTAGAGTTGCAAGTGGCGGATTAGATTACGTTGATCCATATCTAGGTATAACCGCTGCTGGTGGATCGTATGGAGGTCATAGTCAAGAGAAACCATATTATGCATATAATGATGCATACAGTATCCAACCTGATGCATAGATGTATGCAGTAGATTCTACTTACTCTATAAGTAATCTTAAGTCTGGTAATCGAATCAGATATTCTGGTACTAAGACAGCTAATGAAATAACAGATAGTTGGACTAGTTTCAAAGCTGCTGATTACTTAGATGTAGATTCATCTCACGGAGATATAACTAATCTAAAGAACTTCAATGATTAGTTATTATTCTGGTAGAAGGATGCTGTAGGTATAGCTGCTGTTAGAGATAGATCTTTGATTACAGATAACGATCAAGCATCACTAGTATTAGGTACTGGTGGAGTACTAGATAGATATGATTATGTAACTACTTCTAATGGTTCTGATACACCTAATGATAAGAGTATCATTGGTACTCCTAGTGGTTTGTATTGGTATGATGATAGTAAGAATGAAGTATGTTCATATACTAATCAAGTACAGAAGTTATCTAAAGCGAAGAGCGTACAATCATGGTTTAACGATAATACTAAGAAAGCTAAAGTAAGTATATACGATCCTAAGTTCAATGAAGTACAGATGGGATTTGAGGATAAGGATCTAGTGTACAATGAATAGTTACAGCAGTTTTCATCATTCTATACACTTAATCCAGATAACTGCTTGGCATTCCCAGATAGACTCTTGTATATCAAAGACTAGATGATACAAGAAAATGCAGATTTTCCGTTAAATAAGATGCGTTCTAAGTTATAGATTATAGTTAATAAGGATCCATTACTTACTAAAACTTATGATAATGTATTCTTTAGTGGAGAGTTCGATAATGTTCAAGAGATGATGTAGGATATTAAGTTTACTACTAAGACTCAAGAAGGAACTATCTTCAAAGATGATACTGAAGTAAGTAATCCGATAGAACAAAGAGAAGATACATATAGATTTGCTGTGGGTAGAGAGAAAGAAAGTAAAGATGATATGTCATTACCGGGTAGAATGAAAGGTAAATACATGATATGTGATTACTTAATTAACTGTGACAATCAGCGTAACTTCAAACTCCCTAATATTAACACAACATATAGATATTCATTAGTATGAGAAAAGTAAATAAAAAGAATTGTTTTTCAGGAGGTGGTACTTCTTATAACCCACAGACACTACAGTCCCCGTATCTATAGACGGATTTCAGTAAACAATTACCTACACAATTAACAGCTCCAGCATCTGTACAGCAATATGCACCTGGTAACTATAACCCTGGTAGTTCTGCTAATCCGTTATTTGGTTCTAAAGTATAGAACTTATTTGGTGGAGCTAGTGCAGGTGGTCAAGGAATAGGAGGTATAGGTCAAGCTGGAGATGCTATTAACTCTATGATAGGTAATGTAACTGCTCCTGCTACAGCTACTACTAAAGGAGAAGCTAACATGCAAACTGTAACTAATACAATCGGCGGGGCAGCTAAGGGAGCAGCAGCCGGATTTGCAGTTGGTGGACCAGTAGGAGCAATAGTTGGTGGAGTTGCTGGTTTAGCATCTGGTATAACAGGTAATAAAGGTAAAGTAAATCTACAATCTAATCCATACGATGATAATATTACTGTTAATTACGGTACTGGTATCAGAGGTGGAAAAAAGAATAGAAGAAAGATAGAGAGACAAAGAGATCAAGCTATAGCTAATGCTAGAAGTAATTAGGCTAGTTTAGCTATGGGTTATTAGAATGAATAGGAATTCTATCAAGACTACGATACAGATATACAGACAATGGCTTACGGAGGTACAGCTAGTAGTTTAGCGTATGTAGATGATGGAGAGGTACTCAATACTCCACAAGGAGATATAGTTAATGTACCAGAAGAAGGTAAACCAACAGATAGTAATTTGGTTAACTTACCAGAAGGTACTAGAATACTTAGTGATAAGAGAAAAGTACCGGGAAGTAAAGAAACGTTTGCACAGATGGGTAAAAGATTAATGTCTAAGAAAACAAGTAAGTCTAAAGATAAGTATGCAGAGAATGCAGCTATGTTAAATTAGATGCATGACTAGATGATATACGATAGACTGTTTGCTATACAAGAAGGAACTAAGAAGAGTAATAGCAAGGTATAGAAGTTTGATGGTGGAGGTATAGTTACCGCTAATAATAAAGGGAGAATGGTATAGGTTTCAGATAGATTATACAGACCTTGGAACTATTGGGAAGATGTATATGAAAGTAACCAGTATGTACCAGGAACTACGCAACAACCAGCATCTAAAACTCAACCGAATGCACCTGCTTCTACTACTACAACTGTCAACGATAATAGACCTAGTGGACCTATTTCTATAAATGATATAGTTAAGGCTTCCGACAATACAGTAAATACAGGAGAATGGCGTGGAGGTATACCATACTGGTTGTTATCTGCTACAGGTCCAGCTACCGCACAACCTACTAACACTAGAACGGTAGTGTCTACTGCTAAACCAACTGCTACTGCTAGTAGTCAAGGTACTAAACAACGTAGTAAAGCATCTGTTGCTAGCAGACCTACTACTAACACTAGAACGGTAGAACCGATATAGAACACATTGGACCTTAGTGGAGAAACACAAGCAAGAGTACCATATGAAACAGCTCCGTACATATCTTCTACTTCTAGTACTTCTACTCCTGCTACATCTAATCCTATAGTCACTAGTACTCCTAGTAATGATTGGGGTTCTGGGATAGTGAATCTATTCACAGATGTTGCAGCTTTAGCCCCTACTATATCTAATATGTATGCAAAGCCAGAGTCTTTCAATGCAGTATACAATCCATATGAATCACAGATAAATCAGACAATGGCTAATCGTAGATTTGACATTAGTCCAGCTAAAAGAACTATCCGTGAGAATAGAACAATTAGTAACTATAATGCAGCTAATTACAATCCTAATACTGGAGCTAATCTAGCGTATAGAATTCAGAGTCAGGTTGCAGCTAACAAAGCTATATCCGATTTATATTCTACAGCTAGTAATGTTAATAACCAGTATAAAGCAGATTATGCTAGTACTTTGAATAGTTTAGGACAGCAAAGAGTTAATGCTACTAACATGGCAGTAGATATGAATGCTAGAAGCAGAGCTGCTGCTAGAAACATTCAGAGAACAGCTTTGAGTCAATTGAGTCAGTACGCACAGAACAAACAACTTATGAAGAATCAGAAGTCTAGAGATATGGCTATGTTAGAAATGTATGGACCATTCTTGGAAGCTGGTTATAAGTCAGGAGATTATGCATCATTCATGAAACAATTTAGAAAGGGATAATATGGCAGCAAATATGTACGATCAAGCCGCGTAGGCTTAGTTTATTAATACTTATGTGCCTATTAATTTTGGAGAATTATATAGAATAGGTGCGGCACAAAAACAAGCAGTAGATCAAGCAGCAGAACAATTTACTACACAGTTACAGAAGTTTGGAGAATTTAGATCACCTTCCAGAGTAGATACAGAAAATTATTACAATATGACTATTGGCAGAGAAGACTTTCAGAATGCCATTAATCAAATGGTATCTAATCCCGACTATATGAAGGACGCTAGTAATAGAGCTAAACTACAATCATTAATAAATAGTGTAGATTATGCTGCTCTGTCTCAGTTGAAGGAAAGTGCAGACTATTAGAGAATGGGTCTACAGACGAGAGCTAAGATGAAAGCAGAAGGTAGGCTCAAAGACAGCTGGGACAAGTCAGATATAGCTAACTATGATACTCTAGGTACTGGTAAAATATTTGATGATATTACTCCAGTAGCTTATATGAATCTGAATGAACTTAGTACTCCTTACTTTAATGATCTGAAACCGGGTTTCTTGGGTACGGATTATGTGAATGGTACTAGATATGTAGTAACTGGTAATAATATGGAAGATCTTATGGCAGTAGCTACAGCTAAGTTTAATGATTTAATTGATACTCCTCAGGGTCAGAAGTACTTTGAAGAGTATTTAGCTATGAATAACGGTGATGCAAATGCCGCCAAATCTCAATTCATTAATGCAGTAGCTCAATCACAGATTGATAGAACTCGCAGACCTAAGTATGATGTAGATCCTGCTTTCATAGAACAGTTGAGATATAGTTTAAAGGCGAAGGCTGCTGGAGCTTCAAAAGCAAGCCAAGTATTGCCAGACTTATCTAGAATACTAGCTACTACTACTGTGCAAAATAACTTAGCTACTCTTGGAGGTTTAACTCCTGAAGAAAGATCAGCAGTTGCTAGTGGACAAGCTAATTCTGAAGTATATCAGAAAGCAAGTAGAAATATGAGTAATAATCTCAAGACAGCGTGGAATAGCTTGAGTAAAGCTTCTGGAATAAATAGTGCTTCTAGAAAACTATTAGATATGATTAGTCAACCTCTATCTAAAGAAGTAGACACTAGCCTACTTGTAGAAGGTGGTGGAGAAGTTTTAGGTAAAGATGCAAAGCTTACCAATAGTACAGCTAGTATGACACTCGGTGCAGATATGACGTTTGGATTACTTGGATATGAGAATGGAGCTCTAGGTTATGCAATGAGTAACATGCAGAATGCTTCAGATGAAAAACAAAAGAGAGCATGGAAAGACAGATCTGTAGCAATGGCTACTATTCAACAAGCTTGGTACAACGACCAATTTAGAGACGTTATTGTTAAAGGATCTGGTCAAGTACTTAGTGACAATAATGAAGTATACCACAAACGTAAAGTATACATACCTATAGATCAGTTAAGAAACATCGGCTTTGAATCAATTAGTAAAGGAGACTTCTCTAAGTTAATAGGTAGTAAAGTAGTATCTCTAGGAGATAATATAGATAAACAGTAGATAGAGATCAAACAAGAATATGATCCAGAAACTGGAGAGGTATTAAAAGGAGAAACTACTAAGAAGTTAACTAGAAAGAAACTAGATGATTCCGATCTGTATGTAGAGTTTGATGCTACTTATCCTCTACAGATAGGTAATAATGAAGCTACTATTACCAGAAATGCCAATTACGAACGACAAGTCAGAACACTTGGAACTAAAGAAAAATATTCATAGGCAGAAGATTCAGCTAACAGATATCTAAGATAATATGGAAGATAACAAATTCATGGTAGGCGCTCCCAAAATGAACGCCATGACTTATGGTTCTATGGATACCGTACAAAATATACCTACTACTTCTGAGAGGAAATAGTAGGTATAGGAGTATGATTATGATATACCTTCTAACTTAGCAGATATATATACTAGAAAAGGCAGTACTGAGACTCCAGAAGAGAAAAGCAACGATTATAACTGGTCTAAGATACTTAATGTTGCTACAGGTATTGCTCTTACTCCTAATGCAGGTATTGCAATAAAAGGAGGTTACGATATATATAATAGCCAGTTAGGTCAATCTGTTGTAGAGAAAGCAGTAGAAACAAATATCAGATCCTTAGAAGGTGATTTAGCTAGAAAAGAACTACGTACTATGCAAAGTATAGAGTTCTTGAAAGACTATGAAGAGAAACTACAAAGATTAAATCAGATACAAAGTACAGGAGAAGGTGATCCATAGGAAGCAACTCAGTTATAGACGTATTTGGATCAGAATGCTTAGACTTATGAGTTACTGATAAGAGGTAACAGTAAGTTAGCTCCTCTGTACTACGATGGATTTGAAACAAACAGTATTACCGGAGAGAAAACAACTTCCATAGGGTTGCAAGTGGATCCTAAGAAAGTACCATTATGGGATAGACTTATGCTTAGTATATCTACTATGTTTGATAATAAAGCTGAGGCATACGAGGAGTACGTTAAAACTGGTTATGGTGATGCTGTATTAAATATCAAGCCTAAAGAAAGTGTATGGAATAATCCTGATAGAACTGGTATTATAAACAGTTTGCAGAAATTATATGATGATAGTATAACATCTCAAGAACTTAAGGTACAAAAAATTAAAGATAGACAAGGTATCTTAAAAGAAGGTAGCTGGTTCTTTGATCCTAATCAAATATCTCCAGAGTTTAGAGAAAGAGTAAATAATAATGAGTTTGCTTGGGGAGATCTAGAATCTTATCCTTACGCAATACCACAGTTAGGTTCTTCTTTAGGAGAAATTGCTTCTACTGTAGAAACTGCTACTCTTGGTAGATTAGTAAGTATGGCTGCAAAATCTGCTGCTAAAAGAGGAAATCCCTATTCAGCTGCTTTGTTAGCTATTGGGGAATTTGGTTTAAATGCAGCTAACAGTTATTATCAACGTACTCAAGAAACTAATGCTGAAGTATTTGATGCTTACTTGAATAACATAGTAAATCAAATGGATTCAGGTAATCTGGACGTAGATAGAATATTAGACCAAGGTATTGAGAAACTATAGGCTAGGGGAATTAATACAGATGAAATGACCATGCCGCAGATTCTTGAAGATATGCTTCTGTATAATATCAAGACTGATGATCCTAACTTTGAGAATATCAAACTTAGTGCATACAATGGTCTGGATAATATCTTTACTTCTAACATGGCTTTAGGAGTATGGGATGCCATGGATATGGCTTTATACTCTTATGGAGGTAAGCTTGCTGTGAAATCAGCAAAAGAGTTACTTAAACAAGGAGGTAAAGGCTTAGCAAAAGTCACTGGACTTACTAAGGTTGCGAATATAGCTGATAAGTTTATAGATAACAGAATAAACAAAGCTCTATACAGAATGGCTTCTAAAGATGTATTTAAAGCCAATAAGTATAGAGACGTACTTAATACTGTAGTAGGTTTAGGTACTAAACTTGGAGTAACCGCATTCGGAGAGGGTACAGAAGAAGGACAGCAGTACTTAATTCAAAGAGATTACGAATTAAGTTCTAAGTATGATCCTAAGAAGATGACATTGCTGGATGCATTCTTTAAGAACTTCCAATATGGTGCAGAAGCTAATATGGCTCTGATGGGTTTACATCCTGATGAAGCTTTAAACAATGACAAAGAACTAGAGCAGAACATGAAAGTCGGTGCTCTTATAGGTTTGTTAATGGGTGGTGCTGGTACTACTATATCTGACGGTCATCAACTTATTAGAGATGTGAAATCTAATAAGATGTTACGTAACATGGCTGCTTATGACATTAGTAATAAAGAAGAAGATGTTAAAGTAGACAGATGGTATAATGCAGTAAAGAAGGGTTATACTCAAGATGTGATTCAGAATCTTCAAGACATTAGAGATAGATTTACTCCAGAAGGTCTTACTCAAGAAGATATAGATGAAGACATTAAGAAAGCTAGACAGTTAGAGAGTATATACTATAATCCTAATGTATCTGAGAACTTAGAGCAGTTAGGAATTAAAGTAGGCAGTGAAGAGCATAAAACGTTTGCTAAGAATGCAATGAAGGCATACGACTTGGAACGTGTATTTAACTCTCAAGCTAAGGAAGCTAATAAGAAACTTGCTGAAAAAGTAAATCAAATATATAGTTCTGATGAGTTTAGAAACTCAGTGGATGAGTATTGGGATAATTTGTCTGATGCAGAAAGAGAAGCATGGGGAGTTAAAGAGAACCTAATTAGCATAGTAAGAGATGCTCAGTAGACATTCACTACTCTTAATGTTTTGAATAAGCTGAAGAGACAGCTCAAAGACATGCAATCCTTTATTGCTCAAGCAAAGAAGAACGGTTTAGATGTTAGTGATGAAAATATAGCTTCTGTAGTATATCACATTAATCGTAAACAGAAATAGTTAGAAGATGCTACTAAGAAGGATAAGTAGATGTTCAAATAGCTTAAAGATATATTTGGAATCAATACTGATCCAGAACTAGAACAATTGATAGCTGATGAAAACATACTTGTTGGATTACTTAGTAAGGCTGTAAACAGACGTGCTGCATATCAGAATGGAGTAGTACTCAGAACTGATATGAACAGACGTGCTGACTTCAACATTCGTAACTGGTCACAATTATCAGAACAGGAACAACAAGAAGTACGTGATAGATATACAAAGGAAGCGCAGGACAACGGTCAGGAAGCTCCTAGCGATAGATCTATAATTGCTAGATATAATAGAGACGTACAGCAAAATGATATTATAGACGAGTCTGTAAATGCTGCTAGAAAGTATGCTAATGATATTATTAAGGCAGATCTTGATAGATATACTTAGAATGACAGATCTTATAGTGAAGTAAGCGAAATAGAAGATGCTCAGAATGAGGATACACAAGATACTCAGACGACATCAGAAGAAGAGCCTGACTTTACTCCAACTGGAGAAGGAGATAACTCTGGATCTCAGATAGCATCAACTGATTTAGATGTTAAGTAGAGAGAAGAAGAAACTAGTCTGGTGGAGGATGTATACACTGAATCTGAAGAAGATAAATTAACTGCTAAGGATGAAGAGACTGGAGACATAGAAGAAATGGATATAAGTGATCTGGTTACTGTAGCAGATGATGCGGAAGATGTCTCAAACGAGAGAACTGTTGATGATATAACTGAAGAGGAGATAACTAGAGATACTAAAGATGACTTTGGTTTAACATCTGATGATAATCCTTTCTTAGATCCTCAAACAGAACCTGAGATTCCAGATGCTATAAAAGCTACTATGATAGAAGATCAACCAGAAGAACTTCCTTTCATTGATCCTGTGGCTCTAGAAAGATCAGCAAACAAGGCATTTCCTGATGCAGAGGACTACTTTATAGATAATCAAGGTAGAATGTTCTTGAATGGTAAAGAGGTTACTAAAGAACAGATTGAGAAAGAGAATCTAGCTGAACAATACTCTGATGATTCTACTAAGACTCTATCAGAAAAAGCTAATGAACAGGAGAAAGAGAAGGGTATAGTACCAGGTCTTTCGTCTTCTACTAGCATAATGAATAGTTGGTTAGTAGGAAGAACATTGTTCTATAGACCAGATGCTACTAAGCCTATGGATCTTCCATTCAAAGTAAAAGGAGCAAAGAATATACACTCAGGAAAGGAGTTAGGAGAGGCTATGGGTGACCCTAATTTCTTATCTGATGCTAAGGTATACTTTGTTCCGGGACCCACTATGTCCTCAAATGAAGCTGCTTTTGATCCTAATGATCCTACTACATACAGAAATGCAGCCGTATACATGATCATAGACAAGAATGGAGAGATATATGCCGCAGCATATAGAAGCAACGCTAAAGCTGCAATCGACTATCAACACAGACTAGGTAGTGTACCTAAAGAGTCTAAAGCTGCTGAAGACTTAAATACTCTTGCTGCTCAAAAAGAAAAGATAGTATCTTTCTACTTAGAGAAATGTAAAAAAGACAAGAATGGAAAATATGTACTACCAGAGGAAGGGCTTACTCATGTAGTACCTACTCAAGTAAATGTATCTAATGGTACATTTAATAACCAAAAAGATGGTAATAAACCTATCTTCAGAAAGTTATCTGAATGTAAAACATTCCAGATTCCTTTGGATCCCAATAAGATACTGACTGAATGTACGTTTGGTTATGGAGTTGGTGGTATTCAAGTAGGTTATAAGGCGGATCCGTTTGCTATCAAACAGTTAGGTACTGATGAAGTATTAGCTAGTAGTGGAGGATTTGCCGGTAAGATGGCTATATTTCCAAAGCCTTCTGCTACTCCAAGAGGTAGATATACTGTTCCAGTATACTTGAGTGAAAAATTCTTTAGAGACGAAAGTATTAAGAAACCTTCTGACATTAAGTTGAGAAGTCACGATGAAGCTGGAAATCCTACTCCTAATGGATCGTATTCTAACTTTATGGAATATGTACTTGATTTGATTACAGATGGTGATCCGTATGGAGTATTACCATTAATAGTTAATCAAGGTGAGAAAACACGTCTATCAGCTAAGAAATAGGAAGAAGTACAGTTCCTAGCTAAAAAGCAATTAGGCTTTGATCCTGAAACAGAATTGTTCTACTTTGCTAGTCCTAGAAGTGATAGAAATGGTCTATACTTTAGGACTGATGTACCATTAAGTGAAGTAAAGACTAACCCAATTGCTAGGAAGGCTATCTTATGGTATATGATGTAGAACTACCACTGGAACATGGATAAGAACGTTCTCAGTCAATCTTTACCAGAAAGACTTAGAGATCTTGCTGTTCGCGTACTTAAACCTGGAGATGAAAAACTAGTACTATATCCTGGGGAGCTTGAGTTTACTTTAGCTGAATTGGGCATCTCAGAGAAAGAAGGTAAATTAGTAAAAGATAAGGTTGCTCCACCAGCAATAGCTTGGGCAGTTAATAGTGGCAAACTGTTAACTGATATGGGTGACTATGCTTTTAGAGATGGCTTCATATATGCGGAAGACATAACTGTGAATGAAGCTCAAACTCCAGTATCAGTATCTACTGAACCGGTTAGTGTAGCACAACCTGTTGAGACTAAACCAGAACCAGTAAAAGAACCGGAAGTACAGCCTGAGAAACCAGTAGAGGAAAAGGTAGAAGAACAACCCAAAGTAAAACCTACTTCTGAGAATCGTCAGAGTAGAAGAGCTAAAGCTCAAGAGTTGGTTAAATCCCTTAAACAACCTGATGCTAGTGCCCCTAAAGTAGCTAGATATATGACTAGTGAGGAACGCGAACAATTTGCCGCTTCTCTTGGTCAGAAAGTATCTAAGGAAAACTTCGTATACTTATATGATTTAGATGGTAAACCTCAGATGTTTATCAAATCCATGTTAGAGAAGGTATTCAAAGAAGTTGGATTAGAACCTACTTTCTATGTTACTGGTATGTATTCTACTGAGGAGAATGAAGTAAATAGAATATCTCAAGACTTACGTGAAGCTAAATCTTGGTTGATGGATAAACTAGGTTTATCTGTAGACCAAGTAATGATATTCAATGGAATAATGAGAGCCGCTTCCAATGGTCCTAGAGTATATGGTGTTACTAGATTAGCTACTAACGGAATAGGTAATATTATCCTTGGACAAGGTGCTGGAAAAGGTATTCAGTATCATGAAGCTTGGCATTATATAAACCTACTTGTACATTCTCCTAGAGAAAGATAGATCGTATATGATGATTATGTAAAACATCATCCTGAATATAAGAATGCTTCTATAAATGAAGTAGAGGAAGCTATGGCGGAAGACTTCCGTAGCTGGGCTATTGTTCAGAATGCCAAGTGGTATAATATTGGTTATTAGACTATTAAGCTATTTAGAGCCATAAAAGACTTTGTTAAGTCTATGTTCAATATATCCGATAGTCTCTACACTACCATATATAAAGGTATAAACAAAGGAAGATATTCTCAATATGAACTTAACTCTGTATCTATGGAGGAATTCCACAAAGCATTTACAGATAATGGTACATTCTTCTCTATACCGGGAGTACCTCAAGACAGATTGAAGAATATGCCTTCTATCATTAATCCAGATGTATTTTATAATGTATTAGACTCACTTACCAGTACGTTGTTATCTGTGTTTAATGTTAGACAAGCATCTGATATATCTAAGTTAACAGAGAATCTAGATTATATTCCTTCTATTATCGAAGGAAATATGATGGCTGGTCTTACTCCTGAAGAGAATGAGCAACTTATTGAAGAAGTACTTGATAACTGGGATATTTTCAGAAAAGAAATGGCAGAGCAATTGTCTACTTTGAATATCAAAGCTGAAGAAGTAGAAGTAAATAAGAATGGAGACGTAGATGGTAAGAATAATGACGAAAGATATGATAGAGTTGCTTTTGAATTTTCAAAGAAACTCAATATGTCTTTCAACGCTAAACTATTCTTTTACTCTATTCCTAAGATGGAATATGATAAGAATAAGGAACTAGTGCCTGTGGTGGATCCTATCTTTGGACTCAATATGACTGAATCCTTTGATGTGTCTTGGAATAAAATAATGGAAAACCTATGGGATATTGAAAGATGGGAAGATCTAGAATCTAGATGTTTAAGACTTGGTAATGCCGATCCCTTCTTTAAATCTCTATATAACTACATTAGCGGAGACAATAAACCAGATGAAAACACTTGTACTCAAATTCTTACTACTATTAAAAGTGCTAAAAACGAAATGACTTCTATAGAATTTAAGGAAGCGTTCGAAAAAGCAAATAGTAGAATACAAGATGAAGATTTAGTATTGGATGTAAAAACATCAATGAGAGCTAAAGCTGGTAAATGGCGAATCCTAGACTCCTCTTTACTTAGATTATAGAATAAATATCCTAGACAATGGGGCAAACTATTCTATGTGTCTGGTATGATAGACAAGAGTAATCCTAATAAGTTTGAAATAGACTAGGATAAACTTGAGGATTTGAATGTCGACTTTATGCTAATAAAAGAGAAGATAGATGAAATAGCTGCTCCATTTACTTCTAAGAGACCTAAAGCCATTACATTCACAGAAGATGATATCCGCAAGGCTAGTGTTACAGCAAAAGAGGAATTAGTGAACTGGTTGAACGGAATAGGTATAGACGTAGATATCAAGTCTATAGACTACTTATTATATGGCATAAAGTCAATGAATCCTAAGCTACCTACTATTGAAGGATTCGATAAAATGTATACTTTACTTAATGACTCTAGTAAAGGAAACATTCGTAACCAGATATTAGGCAACTTAGACGCATTATCTAAGGGAGAAACAAAACTATTAAAGCTAAATAATCCGTTCCCTGTAACAGAAGATAGTTTTATATAGAAACTGGCTATTGCTCATGGTAAGTCTCACCCAAACCCATCAGAATTTAGTGTAACTGGTCCTAATAATACTACAGTATACCCGATAACCTAGAATAATTATATGTCTGATAGAATTAGATGGTTTAATACAGATCCTTCAGAAGTATCAAAAACTAGGAAGGCTGTGTATAATCGTCATTCTATACTGTTGTAGGCACTAGAAGACGGATCTAAATTAAGTTTAAGTACCTTTATTGCAGTTCGTAACGAAGACAATAGAACTAGTAGAGATTACTTTTAGATATCTCCAGTAGAGGACTATATATCTAAAATGGTACTTGCTCATAATGATAGAATACTATTACCTACTATGGCAGATAAGAAGACATGGTATTCTATTAGTGGAGTTAAACTGTTCCACGATATGTTGTCTAAATCTAGATTAACTGAAAGACAGACAGATACGGGTATACAGGTTCAATATGTTGATGATCAGATGTATCATTATTCTGATGATACACTACAGACATTTGCAGATTATTTCCTTGATGAATTTAATGCTATAGAACAGTATTACGCAGATAAATCACAAGTAGAATAGAATCCTAATCTTGCTATTGATAATTACCACGGTAAAATAAAGAATGGTAAGATGGATAATATGGGTAATGGAGGGTATTTCAGATACTTCTCTTCCATCAGAATGAGAGGAGAAGATGGAAACTATAAATACATGCCTTTGAACCAGATGATTTATGCTTGGTCAAAATTTGATTATGATAATGATCAAAATCAAATGCCAACTAGACTTAAACAACTTAAAAATACTTTGTTTAGTGATAGAGAAGTATTATTCGATATGATAAATGCAACTCTACAAGATAAAGTATAGGAAGAACTTGATTTCTTAGTGGATAAAGGTATAATCAAAAAGTATGCCAATGGTGAATATGAGAACTTGTTAATACCATCTAACATGCTAGACGATTATCATGAACGTTCTCGTTCACTGCCTAATGGAGATTCTTCTAAGAGAAGTAAGCCTGCTGCACTTTATTCATTAATTGCAAACCATGTAGCTAACTAGATGGTTTCTATCATAGAAGTAGAGAAAGCATTTGTTGGAGATCCAGCTTACTATAAATGGAAACGCGATAAGAAACAACCATGGATAATAGTAGAAAGATCTGTCGACAAAATTAAACGTCTTGGTTCTGTATTGTCTACTGGAGATAACCTTAGAACCTATTGGGGAGACGGAGATCCTAGAAATAACTCTAAGTTTACAGTATTACATATGAGTGACAATGAGGTAGGATCCATCAAATTTGACGAGTACAAAAAGATGTTTACTGCTGCTGAAGTGATGAAACATATTCAAAGAACTAACCCAAATATAGACCAGAAACGACTGGTTAATATGGTTAGTAAAGAGAATATTAACAACACTATGAAAACTCTTAATGCTAAAGTAAAGAAAGCTATAGAGGATTCAGTAGCTAGACAGATTGCTGCATATGGTATTGATGAAAACGGTAGAGGTAGGATAAACCAAGCCGATGCTGCTGTGTACATTAGACCTGCATTGTATAAGAGAATTGTTCAAGCAGTAGGAGAATGGTCACCAGAAGTAGAAAGAGCGTTTGATCTATTGGAAAGTCCTGATGAATCATGGTTGTCAGATCCTAAATTATATGCACAAGCTATAGAGACTCTTATCAAACCATTAAAGATGGTATACTTTGGTAATCATGAACTCACTAAGTTAGGATTGAATGTGCCAGTATTTGATAAGATGGCTATCTTCCCGATGTTCAGAGTGATGGCAAAAGCAGATAACTATCATCTGTACAATCGTATGAACAATGAAGAACTAGGTGCTATTGATATGCTTACTTTTGAATCTGCTGTTAAAGTAGGTGGTAGAAAGAAATTCAAACCATATAAAGATGCATAGAACAGTAGATTTAACTTAGAAGATCTGAATAAACCGTCTACTTCTATAGTAAATGGCGAGACTAACTTCGAGGGTTTAGATTCTGACAATTCTAAATTGCCTACGTATATTCAAGATTTGCGTAATCTTAGATTACAGATGAATACGGATCCACACGAACATACTGATAGATCATTAGGTACTCAGTTTGCTAAAGTAGCACTAAGTAACTTGGTTAAGAGTAGACCATATGGATTAAATAAAGGGGTAGAATATACTGGTAGATAGATTATAGATAATGTGTTTAATTCTATTAACAGATTATCTGATCTAGGAGCACAGAAGATATATGATGAATTTACTGATGATGGAACATTATCTACTAGAAAGTTATCTAACTTCTTAATACGTCAAGCTAAAGATAGTGGATTATCTAGAGATGTAATATCTTCCTTTGAGATAGATGAATCTACTGGTCAAATGCGTGTTCCTCTATCAGCACAGAGTAATAGAAGATTTATCGAAAGTAGAATCATATCGCAGGTAGGAAAGAAAGCTATTGATATTAATACTCCTGGTGGTTCTGCTATCCAGCACGCGTTCTTTGGATTTAAGAACACAACTATAACAGATCAAGAATCTGTAGGTAGAGCATTTAACGATGGTAAAGATCTGAGTCCTTTGAATGAAGACGGTAGTATGGACTGTATGCTTAGTACCAACTTCTTCAGACATGTAGTACCTGCTTCAGTAAGAAAACAAGGTTATACAGCTATCAGAGAATGGTTAATAGAGAAGAATATAATTGGTCAGAATGCTAAGCCATATGCATTAGGTTATCGTATTCCAACGCAGGGTTTATCATCTACCGCATCTCTTAAAGTAACAGATGTACTCCCAGAGTCTATGGGGGATGTTATTGTAGTTCCTAACGACTTTACTGCAATGACCGGTTCTGACTTTGATATTGACAAGTTGTATATAGTTACTGGTTACTATGATAAAGATGGTAATTACTTAGAATGTAATTGGGATGATATAGATAGCAACTCTGAATAGCAATTAGTAAACGGATTAATTGATATGTATCGTATTGCGATATCTGACGATACTAACATAGATCAAACTAAGGCTCCTCTTGATAACCTTACTGAAAAGGTAAAATCAAACATTCTTCCACTAGTAATGGGTACTGCTAAGAATGAAGCTAAACCAATGTATGAGTTACTTCCTTCTTATCAGTTGTTTAAAAAGTTTGAATATACTGGTGGTAAAGACGGTATTGCTCCGTTTGCTCTAGCTTCTACTAATCATGCACTTACTCAAGCACTGAATCTTAGAATGGATTTAGGTGAAGTAGCCGATTTATACGACTTAGGTAATATAAATGATATAACTTCTCAGGACGGTGAAAGAATACTTGACTGGCTATCTGCCATGATTAACGCTCACGTGGACGTTGCTAAAGATCCTTACATCATTAACTTGAATGTTAACTCTGTTACTTATAGTATGACTGAGTTCTTGCTTAGAACAGGTAAGGGAGAAGCTACTTTCTACTTCTTATCGCAGCCTATTTTGAAAGATTTTGCTAACATGATTATCAAGTTAAATGGTCAATACGGTGTAGATCCTCAAGACGTTTCTTATAGCCAGTTAATAGATGATACATTATCCGGTTTAAAAAAGCAGTATATGAGAGAGTTTGCCAACTTTGTTGACTCACAATCTGATGAAAATGTTAAAAAGAAATTAAATCAAGAATGGGCCGGTCTATTAGATTTTGAAAGAAGCCCAGATACTCCTAGACGTGCTGTAGATGTAGAGTTACTTAAAAAAGCACTTACTTCTAATATAGAGGGAAATAGAGATATGAACTTCTATTTGCAACAAGTATTAGTTGCTACAGCATATCAAGACATGTTGCCATACGCAGAAAGACTAACAAAATTAGTTAGATTATCACAAATTGATACTAAGAAATATGGTAATACTCTGGCTCAGTAGGCTAACTATAGTAAATCAGTATTTGATTTTATCAAGAACGATGGTGAATTATTCTATCAAACTGATGATAAAGGTGTAAAAATAGAAGATGAAAATCAAAATGCTTTACTTAACTATTACTCTAATAGCTTCTTGATGAAGAAATTAAAAAATGCGGTAGATATTCCTAGATTTATATTACATCAAGATTTTATTCAAGCTACTGATATGTATGGTGGTTTGTTTAATAATATGATAAACTCTATGATAGGAGAACGAAGTGGAATAAACAAACAATTAGCCATGAAGTTGGATTCCATTGTAGATAGTGTAATTAGAGCTAGAATTGCTAACAGTACTCCAGCTATGCATTTAGAGTAGGGAGAACTAAAGGAAATGGTAATGGGTAATAGAACTGTTCCTAAGAGATTACATCAACTTAAGTATGCCATATATAGAAATATAAATGGTAGATACGATAACTTGCTTAATGGAGATGGATCAATAAGTAATGCTTTCTTAAATTACCTAATTCCAACTCTAGCTACAGACAGTACAGAAGGTGGTATTGATGCAATGTCTTTACTTAATAGTTCTATGGCTAACAGTTCTAATTTTGAGAATAGATTAATTGCATACTTTAGTGACTTGATGTCCAGTGAAGATGCAGCTGTAAGACAATTTGCAAATAGATTAGCATTGTATGCTTACTATACATCTTATGACAATAAGGCTCCAAATACGTTCTCACATTTGATATCTAGTCAGTTTAGAGTTGATTCAGGTTATGCAGATAATATAAGACAAGCTATAGGTGATATGAATACTGGACAATGGTTAGGAAATGTGTTTAATGAAACTATAGACGAACCTACGTTAAGCTCATATCCTTCTATCGCATTAAATATTGCTAGAAACAATGCTTAGGATTCTGAAGTAGTTAAGAATGTAGTTAAACCTAAATCCAATAGATATAATAGTAAGTCGTTTATATATGCTCCATCCCCGTGGACCGATGGTACAGGTACATACCTTATGTCATTCAGTACTAAACCTAGAAAAGACGAAAGAGATTTCTTATCTATTGATTATCCTGTTTACGGAAAGAGAAATACTGTATTATATGTCAAAATAGGTAGACTTGAAGTATACGACAAGGAGAAAGGTAAAAAACTAGGATAGGCTGGACAGACAATATATGCTGCTGTACCTAGATTAGGAATACAGTCCGGATCAAATACAGTAAATGAGTATTATAAAGACGCTTATTCTCTATCTGACTTTGATGAAAATAATATAAGTGTGTTATCCTACAAGTATTTAAATGACTTCTTTAATGATCAATCTAAGTATAAGATGTGGGTTAAAGGAGTAGACAGCAAAAATATAGATATATCACTTATACCAAGTCAATATTTCAACGAACAGTTCAATGCTCATGGATTAGACAGATTAACAGAAGATGTAGATCTATCAGAGAATTCTGCTGATAACACTATCAGTCAAGAAGTAAATGACGAGAAGCCTACTCAACAGAGTGAGAAACCTAAATCTAAAGCAATGGAAACTAAAGAGTTAGATAGAGATATAGCAGCAGAAGCAGGTTTGTTAGATAAAGGTAATTTAATGACTAAAGTAAACCAACAATTACTAATGACAGAAGCAATGATGGAAGCAGTTCCTTATGAAGATCCTAATGCTGGAGTAGAATCATCTGGCGAAGATATATCAGATATGTTTACTTCTGAAGATGATCTTAATGAGGATAATTTCTCAGACGATGCTTATAATAACTGTAAAGGTAAATAATTATGGCAAAAGGAATATGCCCAAACTTAAGTGATCCGCAGATTAAAGCGGAGTTTGATGAGATGGTAGCTGCTCTTGGAGAAAAACAAGCATATGCTATCTGGGACATGAATAATGGTTATAGTTTAGATAAGGCTCCGAATGGGGAGCCTTCTGTACTATTCGCTAGACTATTAGAATATAATAATGATAATAGACAAGCTGCAATACAGGATAAAGCTAAAATATACACCAATTCATTTATAGAGAGATATGGTAATTGGATAGAAGGAGAGAAGTCTGACAAATTCTCTTATGTAGAAGGAGAACCTATTGTTAGTAAGGAATCCTTAAACATATTTGATAAACAAGACTCTCCACTTCAGCAACAATCTATGTCTCAAATAGATGAAGCTATGAAGAAATTTAGAGCTGAACGTTACGATTTTGATAAGACATTAGATACGTTAAGACAGCTGATAACTAATGCTGTACAAGCACGTATTAAGTCTATTTAGAATCGTAAGATAGCTAATAAGACTGCTTTATTAGTTCCATTAGAGCAATAGCTATCTGCCCTTAAGAACCCAAATATCGACTCATTACAGACCATAGTATACTGTTTATCGGATATAAAAAGAACTATGACTCGTCCAGTTAATGCCATACTTACTGCTCAAAAGAATCTTAGAGAAGGTAGAGATAGTGGATTTAGTAATCTAGCATTAATACAGCTCCAATAGGATTACTTCGGTATGTATAATAATGTACTAGAAGAAATTGCTAGAAATGTATTTGATTCTGACATTTATAAAGACATACTTGGAGCATAGAGTTTCGATCAGATGAAGACTATGATATCCAATATGCGTACTCAATTTGCAGCAGCTAGGCAAGGACTTATCGAACTTACTACAGACTTAGCATAGAAGACTATGTTAAAGTATGGTATCAAGGATGAACAAAGCAGAACAGAACTGGAATAGTATGTAGGAGAAGATCTTATTACTACTGAAAATGACGTTAGTTCTCTAATGAGATGGATAGGGTCTGGAGATAAAATGAACGATAAGGCTGCTAGAGTTATGTTCGATATGATAGCAAACACTAATAATAAGACTCGTTTCGCTACTCATAAGTTCGGTAACAAGTTGTTACGTCTATAGAAACAAATATCTCTAGGAGATCAAATGAGACTATTTGAATATGATTCAGATGGTAAAAAAACTGGTTACTTTATTAGAGACAGAAAGTATGGAGAGTTTCTTAATAATCTTGAGAAAGAACGCAAACGCTTAAAAACTAAGTATAATGTTCCGGAAGGATAGAACATGCCTTTAGAGAAGGAAGCTAGAACTGCTTTCAATAAGGAGATGAACGATTGGTTAAGTAAGCATTGCGAACGTAGATATACTAAGAAATATTATGATGCATTTAACTCACTTAGTCAAGAAGCCAGAGATGCACGAGACGCAATACAATTTAAGATATACAAACTACTAGATGATGTAAGAGATAGTAGAGGAAAAGTACATCTTGAGAATCTAGATGCTAAACAATGGGCACAATATGAGAACTATAATATACAGAAGAAGCAGTTGATGTCCATGTATTATGAAGATGGTACTCCTAAGACTGATTTAGATAAGTAGATAGCAGAGGAACTTACTGAATTGAATAAAATGCTTCATGAAGGAATGCATTATGTTACCAATGAAGAGAAGTTCAACGAAGCTAAACGCGAAGCAAAGGAAAATCTTACTCCAGAACAGTATGAAGCATGGAAAAAGAGATATACCAGAGTATAGATTAGTGATGAATTCTATAAACAACTATCTTAGATAGAGAAGAAAGAATACGGGGATAGGTATATTGAGTTAAAGAAGATAAGGGAAGAGCTTACTAAACCGTATAGAAATGAGTATACTGGAGGTATTGATGTACAGTATATGTCATCTACTCTGCTGCATACTCTAAATAGTCTGGATAGAGAAATGCGTAAAGAGAGGAAGAACGCTCGTAAATCCAAATCTAAGAAAGAAGAAGAGTCTATAGAAGGACTTAAATTCGAAGATATTGCAGAATCAGTTCCTACTGAACAATATAAAAGAGATAAGTAGGCAGCTATAAACAGAGGTATAGAGTTCTATGAACTATGGGAGAATCAGCACCATATCAAGTACTATATAGGTGAAAAAGAAGTAATAGTTCCAAAATGGTACTATACTAAGATAGTTCCAAAGGACGAAAGACTTATAAATTATGAAGCACCTACTAGAGAGTTTAGTGAAATAGATCCTAATTCGGAATATTTCAATAGTAAATTCGATGTAAATATTGACGAGTACTATCAACCTAAAGAATCTCTTTACAAGAATAAAGAGTATGATAATTTATTTAAAGTAAAGAAGGATAAGAATGGCAATGAAGTAGCTACTAGAAACATACCTCTGTGGAACTTATATAAAGAATTGCTCAATGGTATGGAAACATCTAATGATAAACTTACTTTCTTGACTAGAAATAACCCATACAAGTTGCCACAAATGAGTGGTAGTATGTATCAATATGCTAAAGGTGATGGTGTTATAAAAGGATTCCTACAGTATACCAGACAAGGTATAGTAAAAGATGTGGATGATGTAGGTTATGTTGATGCTCCTACAAGTAGACCAGATGGATCTGCTTAGAGGATGATTCCTACTTATTATATAAACAAGTTAGACGATCCTAATAAGATTACAAATGACCTAGTTGGTTCTGTTATAGCTTACTTCAAGATGGCTGAAAACTTCAAGAATAAAACAGAGATACAACCAGATCTAGAAGTAATAAAGATGTAGATGGCTAATCGTGCATATACTGGAAAACCTATAGGATTAGATGCTCTCAAGAGAAAGATATTTAAGCAGAGTGATAAGAAAGTAGGTGCTGATACTAATACTTATAAGTTTATAAGTAGGTTCATGGATATGCAATTATATGGAGAAGAATCTAAATCTATACTTAAGAAATTTGCAGAGGATAGTAAGATAGGTAAATTCTTTGGATTAGCAGGTAAAGAAGTAAACTTTTCTAAAGTAATCCATAGTATTAAGAACTATGGTCAATTACTTGGATTAGGTCTCAACTTAGCTGTTGGAGCTACTGGTATGGCTACAGCTTTCTTGGCTCAGCTAGGTATGGCTGCTAATGGTAGATATTTCGATTTTTCTTCTTTTTCCAAGGCATATTTCAATATGGTAAGTAACTTGTTTGGTATAGTATAGTATGCAAAAGATACCACCACTAACAACAAGTATGTGGCACTAATGCAGAGATTCGAAATAGGTACAGAATTCTAGAATGCTTTTAGAAACTCTAATAGAGTAGGTATAATAAACACTATAAGTAGGAATTGGGCATTCGGACTTTTTTCATTTTCTGATTTTGTAATCAAAGGTACTATACTAAATTCGATTATGAATAACTATAGATACTACAATGGAAGATTCTATAATAGTCAATAGTTCAATTAGTTATTCTCTAACAAAGAAGATGCAAAAAATATCTGGAGAACTCTATAGAGTACTTATGATATAATTGAAATAGAAAATGGAAATATTGTAATTAGAGATAAAGCATAGGCTAAAGCTTTTGCTGAAGTATAGAATGAAATTAGTAATAGTGCTAGAGCTCTATCTGCTACAGCTGATGGACAATTAACAGAAGAATAGAAAGCACAATTTGCTTCTAATGCTTTTGGTTCACTTATAATGATGTTCCGTAACTATATACCAAATATCATTAGTGAAAGAGTCACTATGAAAAAATAGTATGATTACAATCTAGGTATGGAACGCGAAGCTTTACTAAGAACTATAGGTAGAGTAGTACCTATGTTAATAAAGGATTGGAATAGTCGTAAACAACTAGATGCATCTGATATAGGGAATATTAGACAATTTAGTTATGAAATGACTATGATTGCTCTATTATCATTTGTAGTTAAACCTTTATTAGTTGAAGCTGCTGATGATGATCGAGATAATTGGGTTAAAAACTTCTTAGCTCTTCTAGTTACTAGAACTGGATTTGAGTATGGTAACCAATATAATCCTCTAGACTTACTTAATACTATTACTTCAGTAAGTTCTATATTCGATATTATGAATCCATTCACTAATCTTATATCGTTTAGTGAAATGTACGAAGTTGCTGTTAATAATAAGAAAATTAAGTATGGAGCTTATAAAGGTGATACTAAATTAGAAAGATGGTTATGGAAAATGACTCCATTCAAGAATGTTAAAGAAATTCAAGATCCAGCAATCAAACGAAAATATTACGAACAATTATACAAATAAAAATAAAGGCTACTATTTCTAGTAGCCTTTATCGTTTGAAGTGCCTTGGAGGTTAGCACTCTTCTGGCATGTCTTCGAAGGGATCTTCGATAACATCACCAAAAGGGATGACGGATTTTATTTCGTGAAATTCATTAGTAAACAATACGCTTGGTAAATTAGTACGAATACCATTAAATAACTCAAGTGTCTTACTCATTTCAGATTTGCTTAGTTCTGCGGGTCCACCACTGATTAGTATATCTCTACGAGTTCTAATTTCTTTAGGCAAAGTAAATACAGCTATTTCATACCACTGGTCATTTATTCGAATCTGACGTAGGCTATGGAAATACTTATTCTTTCTTAATTCATATTGAAGATTCAACAATGCTTTTATTGTCGTTTCTCTATACATTACAAATAAGTTATCACAGAAATATGGTTCATCTGGATACTCTGTATATACGTTCACAAGATTTTCGTTTACTAACTTCTTATTGTCTATCACTAAGTGCAACAGACAAGCTGTTGCTTCATTTAAGTTCTTCAGTTCCATTATTCTCGTAATATTCACGAGTATGGTCCCAATTTCCTGTCTGATAATGATATGATATTTCTGTCAACGCTTCTGATATTAGGTCTTTACGGGCCAATAACTCTTGTTCGTTTAACATATTAAATACGCGTATCTCATTATTACTATTACTTTGGATAGCAATGATGTACGCTTCAAGATCATAGTCTTCTATATCGTAACCTTCCTCTTTCATATACCAAGTAAGAGCAAGAATATAGAAGGCTATTTGTCTATAATAATCATACTCTTCCACAGAGTGTTTGAAATTATAGACATCAGCAGTTGTTTTTAAGTCAATGAGTACAATCTTACGTTCTGCGTGATCAATTTTAACTCTATCTAGCAGTGATTTACACATGACCTTTTGTTTCTCGGCTTCCCAGTTGATATGAAATTCATTATGACATTCAATACCTGGCTGGTTTTCGAGCAACTCCTTTGCTTTAATATGATTATATATATTCTCTTTAATGCGTTTTAGCATCGTAAGATCTGCAAATGATATAATCTTATACGTTTGATTCTTATCTAAGAACTCAATGTATTCAGCAAATTTGAGTTGTAATTCTTTTGCTTTTTTCAGTATAGCATCTTTTGACATATTATTGCCAGAGTAAGATGCTTTGTATGCATTTATAAGCTTATCTTCTTCTAATATTTCAGTAGAATTAAAGTAAGCTTCACAGAAAGCTAACTGCTGGGCTGTCTTGGGTTTCTCATAATCAATTATCATATAATTCTCCCAAAACTCTTCAGGTTGAAGTAGATACATGTGAATCATAGTTCCCTTATCAAGATACTTACCACTAATACCTTCTTCTTTACCATCAAGCATATCCTTGAGGTATCGCGGTCCTTTCTTTAAGAACCACCCGATTGCTGAATTTGATATTCGCGTGTTATCTTCATAATACGGAATCTCTATTTTCATGCTGCTAAATATAAATCGGTTTCAACTTCCATGTTTGTATTCCATGGGATCTCGTCTTCTATATCCTGACGGATATGTTTAGACATCTTGTATATGACTATCATTAGAAATAAAATCATAATTAAAGTGGATTCAAAATCTTATTCTCCATTATTTCGATACATACTTCATCCATATCAGATGACTGTGTATCATCCTGAGTAGATACTTTGTTCTCTTCTTTTATTTTTTCAGTAGAAATATTCATATCTTTAGCTATTTGAGTTAAAGGTATATCTTCAAAGAGAACAACTTCATCTAAGAATGCAGAAATATTATCAAATGATTTTACTTTCATATATTTGTTAATGAAGTTCACAACTTCATCTATATTCTTAACTCCTTTATCTTCTGCCATATAGCGTACAAATACAGAGTTAGAATTAGCTTCATACTGTTTGAAGTAACGAACACGTGAGCATCTATCAAAGAAGTTTTCGTCTATCTTTTCTGCTCTATTACAAGTCATTAATACAAGTTTCTTTGCTGTTGACTCTACTCCATCTAGGAATCCTAATAGATCCTTAGTTTCCCACCAATAATCGTTCTTCTCAATCTCATCAAACATGATTACTACAGGAGTAGTAAAGTTTTTGAAGAACGCACTTAGTTTATCAGCAGGGTAGTCAGTTGCAACAACAATGATAGGTAGATTACTTTCTAAGGCAATACGTTTAGAGAGCATTGTTTTGCCTGTACCTTTAGTACCAGCAAGTAATACACCTGTTGTTTGGTTAGAACTTTCAGAATTGAAATAAGTAAGCACACGGTTAATAAAGTTATTATCCTCATCTAGCTTATACAGTTTCTTTGGCATATTCAAATCACCATTTTCTACTAGATAAGATTTTCCTTCCATACGATTGTACTTCAGATCGTATACTTTACCTTTAATAAGTTCATATGCTAATCCTTCTAACTTCGGTTTAACTGTGATCTCATTACCTACTTTAATAAATTCTGCCATAACTTCTGTTTTTATGTTTTTAGTTTGTCGATTAACTCATCGACTTGTTTCTACGTATGTACAACATAGAACGCTGTTTTAGGTTCATGTAAGTACAAATAATAGTTAAATAACTTTTCACGTAAAGGCCAAGCCTCATTAGGAAAGCCTTTACATTCAATCACAAAACCTTTACCAACAAAGTCTGGTAAATAGGTCATTGCTCTATATTTTTTGTTGTTAAAAGTAAAAGCTGGAAGTAGCTCATATCTATGCATTTCATAATCTGCTAGAATATTTGCTTCTTTCAGCTTTTTGTATGTATATGTTTCAAGTTTACTTCGAAATTTAATTCCTTCATATTCATTAGGAGTTGCATTTCGAACTCTACCTTGTTTTTTCTATTTCTTCATATAACCATTTTTTTACTTTCTCAAATCCATTTGCTTTAATAGCGTCAGATATATCTTTTGCTTTAAACTTCTTATGGACTAACATACCTTCTAAACCTGTTTTTTGGCTTATTTTACGGAGATATTTCACTCCAGCTTCATCTCTATCAAACATTATAATAATACGTTTAAAACGCTTCTTTAAGTGCTCTAAGACGTCATTCGGAATAAATGTTGATTCAGATGAAGGCGAAATGGCAGGTATTCCCATTTCATATAGACACATGACATCCTTCATACTCTTAGTAATTATTAGGATATCACCTTTCTTTGGTAGTTGCTTATAACCTTGAATATCATATTCAGTAAGGTTATTACGCCACTTTGTATATTTATCTGCTAAAGGCTTATATATCTTGAAGTGATTATAAACCTTATAAGCATACATTGGATTATCTTCTTTATAAATGCTTTTTACTATGCCATTACATAGGTAGTACTTTATACTACTTACTCCGAATTTCTTTAGAGTTTCTACCGATATATTAAACTGCTTCCAGTAATTGATGTCAGTTTCAGTGAATTCCTGACGTACAACACCAATTACTGTTTCAGTTGACGGTATATATTGCTTAGAGCTAACTAATTGCGTATCATTAGTAATCTTAAGTCTACTTACTATATCTTTAAGTATATCTGAATAGTTAGTAATGCCTGTGTAAAGCTCTATAAACTTTATTACATTACCACATTCTCCAGTGCCATGATCTTTGAAGAGTAATTGCTTAGTCTTTCTACTATAAAAACAACCAAATGATGGTGTTTTATCTTTCCTTAAAGGAGAGTTATAGATCATGCCTACTTTAAAATTACCTATATACGCAGCATATATATCATATTCTGTTACTCTAGCTAATATCCATTCTAGAGTAATACCAAAATTGTCTTTTACTTTACTTGTGTCGTAAACCATGATATATATATTATTTAGCGGCAGTGTAGAGATTCGAACTCTACATTAACTAAAAGATGTATCCTTCTCCTAATTAAACCATATCCCTGATACTCCGGGACTGCCATATAAAACGTAGGTTGCATACTATTTCGAATCACTCATTTTTCATAGTGCGGTATGCTAACCTACGTATTCCTAGCTTACGCCCTAGGTGGCAGCTGTTTTAAGTACGATTAGAATGGCAGATCGTCTGCTGGATCATTACCTACAGACAGTTCATCTACTTTAGTCTCTTTATCGGCAATTACTGGTTTAGTAAACATGTCGATAGAGAGTTTTGTAATCATACTTTTATTTTCTGGATTTGTCTCTTTATCATAAAACCCTTCTGGAATATCCATAGGTTCAATTACTGCATAAGAAACATATGAAGGCAAGGTTGTGTAACCTTTATCATTATAAGTAACCTTCAATTTTAACAAGATATTCTTATTAGCAGCATTTAGCATAGCAATAGCCCAATCGGAGAACTCCTTATAGCTATTACCGTTGAAGTTAATCAATTCTTTTGGATAGAAACATTTTAGTACACGCATAATACGTGTTACCTGATTAGTAATCTTACTCTGACTTTGTTCTTCAGTCTCTTCAGGTTTAATGTTTGGTTCCCATTCAGTATGTAACAATTCCTTTCCGTCTTTTTCAAAACGGAGCTCCATAAAGTTTTTACCAGTAGGAGAGGTTGCAGCTCTCGCACCAGTGAATTTCACATTATCGTGTATACCAGCTTCGAGAAACTTGCTATTCTTGTTACTATCTGTTATTACTATCTTGCTTGCTAATTCTGTACTGTAAATCATAATTTCTTTGTTTTGTATGTTATTCTTCAGGTAAGAAAATACGATCCATATGGAACGTAATATTATTATTTTCATCACTTTCTGCAACGACAATATTCTTACCTCTTAGATGTGGTGCTCTTGCTTCTCTTACTATGTTACTACCACCTTCAAATGAAATGATAGTTTCGTTTTTCTTACGATAAACATATCCAATAGCATCTGCTTCACCACAGATAATGTCTCCTAATCTACCAGTAAGGTCAAGTGTCATTTCTGACATTTCTTGTCCTTCTACATTTATCTGTTTATCTCTCGTATGAGCAATCAATATAAGATGATCACTTAGATCTCTGAACAAGTCGATTACCTTTTTCACAGCCATTCTAAGCCACATATAGCCACTACCATTAGGTAGAGTACGAATGTCTGTTCCTTGATAATTTTTTCCTTGATTCGTGCTTTTATAAAGCTGTATGGCATAACCCATACATATCTCCTCTAGTCGAGTTGCATTATCTATAGTAATATACTTATACGGCTTCTTACCCGTACGACTAATTTCTTCTTTAATTGCTGTAACAATATCTCCAAAGTCTTTTACAGATCTTGCTTGAATAACTAAAGCAGACAAAGCCTGGTAACCGTTTTCCAGGTCGATAATCAGATTGTTCTCTAGGGCTGCCATAAGACAGGATTTACCTGCCTTAGGCTTTCCATAGAAAACGGCAAACTTAGGATTACATACCTTTGCTTCGGTTTTTTCTTTTGGTAATACAATCATAAAGCTAATTTATTTCTTGTATTCCGTGTTTTCTGGTAAACTCTGACAAATTCTGATAAGTACGGAATCTTAATATCTTATTTAGAACAAACCACTATTTTTCAACTTAATTGTGATGTCGATAATGGTTTTCTTTGTTTTTGGTTTCAGGTGATTCAGAGAACCCGGTGTAATAGGAATTACATCGTAGCCAATCTGAACAAAATTATCGAAGATACGAATCGGAGTACCGAACTCGTCTTCAAAGTCATAGTCTTTAGCTGTTACACTAAGAGCGCTCATGAATTTGAAGAACTCATCCTCCAAGTCGCTAATATTAAACGGACATTTTGTTCCAGCAGGGCAAGAAATTGTATCCAGATAATAGTAATCAAAGATCTCCTTATCTTCTTTCTTTTTACCCAGCCAAGGATAAGCGTTCAATATTTTATCAGCAAGAATATTCTTGTTGTTAAAAGCACTAGTATTGTTTTTCTTCGGTAATGTAAATGAATATTTTGTAATCATAATTTTCAGCCTTTAATTGTTATTACTAAAACGAAATCTTCTTTGCAGGTTCCGTATTCTTTAGCGTTTCAATTAAATTATTGTATTTTAAATCATTGTCAAACTCTAGAATTGCACATTCTCCAGCATCTCTATTCTTTAAGATGTGGAGATATACCTTATTCTTAACTAGTAGACGATTTGGTCCATACTGCTGTATATTGAGCAATTCTGGTCTGTGAATACAGATAACGTAATCTGACGCATGAAATATAGTATCCGCAGAAGAAATATCACTACGCATTGGATAATGCATAGATGGATTGTTAATCCTATCAGGAGCCTCAATGTTTCGGTTCATCTGTGATAACTGGATTATAGTAGTATTAGGGTACTTTTTAACCCTAATAAACAGTTTCTGTAAATCCGAAATCACTTTCAGTGCAGATTCTTGACCTTCTACAAGCAAGGTATGGTCTAGGATAATAATAAATTTCTTATCCTTAGCATAGTTCTCATAAAAGTAATCAATAGTAGAAGCTATTTCTCCAACCGTCCCAGGTGTATCTACATAATATATCTGGTATGATTTTATCTGTTGAGATGCTTTCTCAACCTCCGCTAATGTTTCATCTGTAAGATCTTCATTAGCGCTGTATAGCTGTGCAGTAGTTTGCCTTAACTTACTACTTAATTTTCTACCTACCTGCCTTGAACTTAACATCTCAAATGAGAAGTTAAGCACGACGACATCCTGATCTGGATTTAGGTCTATCAAATCAGTTTCTAACGTATTAACAAATGATGATTTACCACTACCTGATATACCTACTATAGTATATATCGTATTTGGTTCAATACCACCCATACAATGTGTATTGAACTTATTCCATCTTGTCTTAAGAGATTGAATCTGGTGATTCTTTCTCTCCCTAATATACTCTACTGCTTCACTAGCAGCAGTAGAGATATGACGGAAAGTAAGTGTATTAATAGAGTTCTGTTCCATAACTATTACTAATTATAGGTTCCTCTACTTTCATTTGCTCCTCGTAGGTTTCCCACTCGTGTTGAGTGAGCCATTTCCACATAGTCTTCATATAACCTATTTTACCGGTTAGCATTTTATTATCTATCTCGAAAGATAAACAATTCATTATATGCTGATGCATAGCTCTGCTTTTACCGACTATTCGATTATACTCTTTCCTACATTTGTTCACATTAGCCCTTAGAAAACCTTTAGTTCCATCAGGTCTTATAACATAAACTGGAAATAGGTCATAGAATTCATCAAACATAGATTTATCTTCTTTTAGAAGTTCCTCTAGTTTTGCTGTTTTCTTTATGACTGTGGTATCGTCTACAGTGCTGGTAGCGATTAAACCACGAGATTCTAACTCTTGTATCTCTTCTTCATTAACTAGGCTGAGAAGTTTCTGAATGTCTTGATTGATATTTTTGAAATCACTCAATACAAGTGTTAGGAATACTAGCTGATTAATAGATAAATTTTCAATCCTGTCAAGGATTGAGGTGTCTATTTCTAAAATCATAGTCTCATATATTATATGAGCTTACGGTTTCTGAAATTATCTGATAAAGCCTCTGTTAATCCCATAGGCTCATTTGTAACGGTTTCAGTTCTCTGATTATCTTATAGGCTTCCATAATGTAATACCTATAATTAATCTTTCTCTCTTCTATTGGTTTATCATCTAAGTAATTTAATAAAGTAACACCAGATGCAGTAAGCATATTCTGATACTGCCTTTCTTTGGCTGTATATCTTTGTGTGCCTACATAAGGTACATCGTATTCAACGATTTCACCCTCTTTATAACCTGTTGGTTTCCATTTCCATAAGTAAGCACCATTAGTACTTGCATAGAAACGATTAGTTCTCTGTTGTTCTTTATTATTATACTCAACATGCCATTGTTTACCAGTCTTTTCAGACATTAGAAAGTCTCTAATATCTTGGCAACCTTTTATAGTTTCCTCTACTGGTACTCCGTTCTTAAAAAAGTTTATTACTGCTTTCGGTATAATCTTCGGAGTTAGACCTTTCCCTAATTTCACAGTAGTAATAAACATACCCTTCTCTTTTACCTTATCATCTTCAGTAATAGCGAAGTAGTCATTTATAGCATATTGATACATGGCTTTGAAACGTTCTTCCTCAAGTGTTAGCTTAGTAAGTTGTTCCCAATCACGACAAACTTTGTTTACTTTAGAATATACATCTTTCTTAAGTAAGACGAATAAACCATCAGTATTTGCCTGGACGATTCGACATCCTAGTTGGGTAAGTTTCTCTGCTAGCATTAGTAATAGTAACTGTCCATTTATTCTAATTTGCATTACAGCAAATGGACTATAACAGAAATTATGCTCATTCTGTAAGTTACCTGATAAACCATTAAGAGCTAGCTTTAAGGTTTCATTCTTAACCTTATTGCCATTGTGTTTTGCTTCGATACGCTCATCTTTAATCTGCTTGTATACTTCTAGGAATTCGGGACCTAAATGTTTAGGATAGAATCCATATTCTATTAGCATACTTGGATATAGAGATGCAACATCTATATCAATGAGCAATTCGTCTTCTTTCGGAATTATTATTTCTGGCTTATTCACTGAATGAATGCCACCAACTCCTACAGAATATTGTAATCCTTCAAATACGAACTTATTTTCATATCCTTTTCTTCCAGGAGATACTATTTGATTTTTCATATCATCTAGTACTCTTTGAAGTATAGGACTATCATACTTAATAAATGGTAATATAACGTCGTTTAATGGTATTACAGACATAGGAGATCTTAAGTCTTTAATATCCCACCATGTTAATCCTGTCTTTTCCAGATATTTCTGGGTTAAGATCTTCATACCAATGTTTACACCATCTTTACTAAGTACTCTTACTCCGTATTCGTCTTCGATAGCGATCCTAAGATCAATATCTTTTTTGCATCTATTGAGTAACTCTTCAGTAGAATTAACATCATTAATATTATACTCAATCATTGAGTCTATTTGACTTTCAGGCAAATCAGCCTGCCAGTCTGTAACAAATTCCTGTACATTTTTGTACTGCATTGTTACTTGAATCTCTTTCAAACCTACTCTTAACTTATTACTATATAACATAGTAAGTAAATCAAAAGAATCGAAACAAACCATATATTTCCACTTCTTCCAAGCGTTGATATCATCTTCACTTGAATCAGTGATTACTTTACTTAGGTTAAATATAGACCTACATATAGTTCTATAACCTTTGTATTTCATAGTATTATAATAATCTATTATATAGTTTATAATAGCATTATCATAATGAAGATTATTATATCCACAGAATAGTTTATCAGTATTAAACTGAATATCTGTAGTATAAAGATCTCCGAATGTATGATTTGTATTTATAGTATGAAAGAACTCTACGAGCTCATCTAATTGATTGCTTCTGCAAGATATTTCAAATTTATGTAACTCACCTGTTTCTGTATTTTTTACAGTACAATGAAAGACATTGGGGAATATCTCAATATCATATACATAAACAATCTTATCTCGTATAATCATAGTTAATGGTGTTAAGTTTGTTCCCTAGATCGGATTCGAACCGACGACCTTCCTTGACATATGCGAATATTTAGCAATGCGAACATTACATCAATACATACGAATTACAGGGCGACTCTAACCACTGAGCTACTAGGGTTCCAGCGTATTACCGCATGATTACATTTTTTTAATTATGAAAAAATTTAATTTGCAGGCAAAGTTTAGGCGGTCTGCTTAGCCTGTTTTATTGAGTAGATTTTTGCTGTGCTATTGCGTGCAAAACCTCTACTCTTTTTGTGACGCCCAGTTCCTTTTTCAGGACATCTAGTGTTTCCTACCTTGTATGTACGAACATACTTGGTCTTAAACTCTACAAGGGAAGCTTTATACTTAGCCTTGTCTTCTTTACTTTGTTTTCTAGCTATTGCTCTGTCAAGCTTAGCTGTAAGCACAATAGTATGCTTAATAGCATCTATGTCTTTATGCTTTAATCCATGCTTAATTGCTTTAGTAAGCATAGCTTCTTTTACTTTGAGTATGAGAGCCTTTCTATGAGCTTTCTTTGCTTTTCTGCGTTCTTTCAGCTCGTCACAGTGAAAGTCTTTAGGTTGAAAGTTAATCTTTGCAGATCGCTCACGATCTTCACGAATTCTAGCATTTCTTTCCTCTTTCTGTTTCTTAGGAACGATAGGTTTCTTTCCTGCTTTTTCGCGAGCTTCAGCTTCTTCAGCAGATATTAACATCTTGCATCCTTGCAAACTTCTTCTGTCGGCTTTCCAGATGTTCCTTAACTCAATTCTCTTTTTGCTACGAGCTACTTTATATTGCTTATTCTTCTTGTCCATCATATCTTGATAATATTAAAAGTTAATAACTATGCTGCAAGCAGCGTTGACTTAGGATAGTAAATTATGTTATTGTCTTTACTGTCCTGAATACGTATACCAGTGAATTTATCATTCTTAGCATACTTCTTGGCTATTTCAGCTACTTTCTTTTTAGCATCTTCTCTTGTTTCTGCATCAAAGTAGTCTGTAAGGAAATCAGTATCTTGCTGTGGATTGTTCTCACTCTTGTTCTGTATTACATACTTGAACTTTCGTGTTTCTTTAGCTTCTTTTACTGACAATTGAGAAGCTACAAAGCCTTTCTGTACTCCTTTCTTACCGAACGGAGACATATAACGTCTAGCTTCGAATTCTTCTTTCCTTCGTTGTTTTCTCATCTCAATTCTAGCCTTGATTTCGTCATCAGTTAATGTAACTTTCTTTGGTTGAACAAATAGCAAATTCTTAATACGACGAGTGAATTTCTTCTTCTCCTTTCTTGTATACTTAATAGTAGGATCGAAGCCAGCACTAGCTAAAATCTGTTTAATACGATCTTTCTTAGTCTGTTTAGCTGTTTTATTCGCCTGTCTTGCATTTTTACCTATATCTGTTGTATAGCTCTTCTGGCTAACGTTTCCAACGATATTAGTAATACTGACTTTCCCATCTTCTCCTTTAGTAATAAAGGGTGACGGACCCGGACTTCTAAATACTACTTCTGTCTTCTTTGAACGACGCAGTTTAGAACGGTTAGTTCTGGATAATTTTACTCCAGTTCTCTTATGTTGTACTTTTTGCTTTTTCATCTTGATAATGTTTTAGTAGTTAATACTAGTGAGCCCGAAGGCTCGCATTTTTTATGCCGCTAGGCAAATTGGTGCAGACTCTATATCTAGCTCTGCTTTTTCGTTAAAATCTTCTAGGTCTTTTGTCAGTTTATTGATCTCCAACTGAAGCTTATTCTTTAACGTACCAATGAAAGCAGAAGTAAGTTCTTCTGTATTGTTAAGTGCTTTCTTACCTTTAGCACGTTTAAGCTTCGGATCAATAGTTTTAATTCGATTTAAATGATTCAATCGTTCCTGTTTCTCTGAAAGTGAAAATATCGTAATGTAATTATTATCATTAGATAATTCTGAAAACTTCTTATACCCCATATTAATACACTGGAGATATAATTTCATAAGGAAACGTTCTTCTGCCATTTCTTCGATCTTAGTAAGTAATACCTTAAGATCGTAGTTTCGCTTTGCTTCCTTAGAAATAACGTTTTCATTCTGTATTATGTGCCAATACTTAGTTATATCTTTACTAAGATTGTAAATACGTTCTTTTGCATATTTAGATGTAATTGATTTCATATTCAAGTGATTTGTTTTTTAAGTTAATACTCAACCAAATTACGTCTACTAGTTAGTCATGCATGAGAGAATCAAACTCCCGTCTCTCTAAAGAGCGCTCTAATAACTAAGCTAATGCATGGGATTGAAACTGCCCAATTCAGCAGTCTCCATTTTGTGTAGTACCCCATTCAGTACTATGACAAAGAGATTAATTGACAAGTGTCCAATTCAACACTTATTCGTCAATTATAACTGTTTTACCGAGATAACACGGCAATACCCGTCCATCTTCTAGTCTTATACCTATAAAGCCGCGAGGACCTTCGGTCATCTTAACTTTTCGGTTGTGCCCTTTCTCGTCTGCATATTTCTGTAAATACTTCTCATTGATATATTTAGAGTGTAACTCCCCGTTCGGACTACACCGTAAATTATCAAACAAGATGTCTACTATACAGTCGAGATCATTATTATCTTCAGCTTCCTTAAGTATAGCTTTCATCATACCATAGAAAGCCTCTTCGTTTTTTGCTTCTCCAGAGCCAGACATTATGCTTGCTGCTTTGATTGCGATATCTGTAATACTCACCGATCCATGAGTATTAAAGAATCGTTGCAACCATTTCGGACCTGAACCATAATATAAGATAACCTGTCCATTATCTAATATGTCTACTTTTTTTGGCTGCTCTTCAAGTCTCCCATTCAATACCTTTACTTTAGCCAAAATAGATGGTTCATATATGATTAGCATACGTAAGAAGTCAACCCGAGAAGGTGACAATCTTCCTATCATAATGTTTATTCGCTCTTTTCAATGTGAACGTTTACCTCAAGTTCTGCACTGCTGATACCGCACTCGCGCATATAGTTAGTGTAGATCCGTCGGTTATTTTCTGAATACCCACGAACAGTCTTAGCGAGCATCATACACTTACGAGCCATTTCCTCGTATGTATTGATACTACCGTTGTTCGCGATCTCTACGAGCTTGTCGAGGTTCGGCAAGTCTTCAGCAGAGAAGAACATCGGTTTGCTACCTGGCTTGCTAAGCCGGTCGATAGCTTCAGTGACTGTTTCACGAGTTGCTTTACTGAAATCCGGTTCAGCGATTTCGAACATCATCGGTTCTACGCCGGGAATACCAACATTGATACCGATCTTCGGCCGTTGATCCAGATCTTTTTCAATGATACTGATACTCATAATGTCAATAGCTTTGACAATATAAGCCTTAATTTCGTTGCGGAAATCATTGATTCCGTTCATAGTGTTTTCCTTCCATTTCGGATCGGGACAAACAGCTACGATAGTAAACACTTGCTTACCGAACAAAGGTCCGTAATACTTCTGAGCGATTTGCCGGTTCTGGGCAAGAATCTGTGCAGCCATAGTTCCAACTACGGGGTTGCTGTTCTGATTAATATTGTCCATAAAAATGTTTCCCTTCTTGATTCCGTACTTGATATACCATACGGATCATTTTTAATGTTTTTTAAGTTAATATTCATTTTAATGCTCTCTACCGTTCGATTATTTACTAGCACTACAGTAATGGTAGTGGTGAATTCAATCACATAATCTACTAAGCTTTAATTAGAATAAATGTCAATTTATTTGAAAATATCGTCTGATAAAATCTCTGATAGAGTATGACAAAAATTGATAAATGTTTATCGTCCCGTGTCGACGGCTAAGATTCAACTCTTTCGATGCTTAGCGCACCTATCACCGTAATCCTATATCGCGATTGGATGCAATATAGAAAACTAAGTCAATGGCATCTTTTCAGCCTATTAGTATTTCCGGAAATTACGACAATCTATGCGATTGAAGGTCGTTTTATCTAAACGTTACTAAAACTCACAAGCCCATTGCTTGAAGCATGGCCCACTTGTACCTCTCGGATTTGTTATTTATACTGCGCGAATACTGGGATTTCCACCCTTTATCGTTTCCTTACTGCCCAATTGCTCTTGCTATTGGGTCAAAATGTACTTAGCCCTTTAATCTACCGAGACAGGGTGATTGGCTGTAGGTTATTAACGATTCAGCGTTCTCTTTACACATTTATTTGCTGTAAATGTTTTAGGAGTGTCTAATGTCAGCGTAACGGTTGGCAGTCTAAGGGTGACTCGTACTCCATGCGGTCTATCTTACAACTGATAATTTGCCACTTCTGTACTATCATTGAACTTCCTTAATTACATGTGACCATAGCCTTCCCTCACTATGCGTCGATTAATAATATATTAACTATCTCTTAGAACAGATTTAACTAGGCCGGTTCTATTCGGCATTAACTTTCAGATGCAGTAGAGTAACATCATCTGTTCACAATCTTACCTCTCTGGTTCCAGGGTTCTAAGCTGGAGCAGCTTGGCTCTTACTTGTTAACTTATTGTTTTTGACTACTACTAATATCTCCTACTCTGGAATGAGTGTGATAATCTAATAGTACACCTTTTCATATCTTGAAAGGTATAAGCTCTGCTGTTTTTTAATAGGAGTACCAAGACTCTCCTTGCTTATTATTTTATGCCATATCATACTTGCTAAAGGTATGTGACAACTAGAATCAGGGTTATAGCGCCCTCAAACCGCCTGAACACTCTGGGTTCAGTCATTCCTCATTCATTTATACTCACACGAACGACTAAGCACGTGAGTCACTTTAGACTTGAAAGAATGCTATCAATCTCATATAGCTTCATCCCTTATACGTAAGTTCTTTTGCAGCACACTATTTACGATAATGCACAGGATTGGCTCCTGCTCCACGATAATCAGTCAGAGTAAAACTACACGTAGTTCTACAATCTGGATCATTGCGTTTCCAGCTTTCATATCCTTACTTTGCATAAGTATGTACCATAACACGGTTATCCTTCATTAGTATCAGTATTTACTTCCCTTCATATAACGGCTATCTATAGGTAGACGAGACAAATTCTCTCCATTAGAACACTAGAAGTTAGCACCCGTATTTTCTCTTTCTGAACGCATACTTGCGCTTTTGTTAAGCGAGTTTGGAGCCCGCTGGGGGACGTTAGTCAGTCCTTAATATAAATATATGTTTCGACGTTCCTTTCCAAAGGGATTAGTCCAAGAGCCGTATTGCCCTTGTTTCAGCATCGTGTTTATACTCCTTTTTGAATCACATCTTGATAGTGCATACGAGCATTAGGATTTCGTTCCTATTTTGGAGATTATGGATATTGTTACTAAGTAGTTTTATTTGTTTATTCTACCAACTATATCTCTCCGATTTGAATTAATTTATGACTAGGGTATCTTCTTGTAGCTCCTAAATCAAGGGTTCTTCACATTTAATATCGCCAGCCGGTTCTCATATTATTTGCGTGGGTTATTCACCCTCTCCCACTTTCCCTACCTTTTTCACCAGTATGGGCTATTATCCTACCTTTTGAGTATCTCACCGTTGTTGCGGCTATGGAGCATCTCATAACTACTCCTGACATATTCTCGGATTCTGTATCTTTCGGGCTATGTGTTAATGGACACAAACTCCCTGACGCGGTAGTACTTGAAAACTTCCTACTGTGACCGCCGGAGTGATTCACGCTTTGGTTTTACTCCTCTCGAACCATAGTATAATTATAGTATTTATATAGCGGCTATTACTATTAACTTTTTTCCGCTGAGGATTTATCTTCTCCTGTAATCTCTTGTTCTGGTCTTGCCGGAACAATTTCTCCTGATGGTAGAAATATTGTTGCTACAACTTTCTTGCCACGACATAGATCAACTACGCCATCTTTTATATCACTACTACTGATATAATCGACAGGATCCATTCTTCCTGGATCAAATCCATCCAAACTAGCACAAATCTTACTTACAGACGAGCGTAAGTACTGTTCTACGAATAAGGTATTACTGATACTAGCTTTCGCTTGTACCTGTATGAGATTAGAATTCTCTCCAGCTACTATAAAGTAGTTGGTTTGGTCTATCACTGAATCTAAATTACGCCTTGCATCTTTGCAACTACGAATGATACGTGATAGCCGTACCATCGTAGTAAGCATAATAAGATTCTTCTTATTCATTTGAGATATCTTTAGTAAAAGGTGCAAGTGGTTTTACATCCTCTGGCATATTCGCGATACTGCGTACCTTTGGAAATCCTGTGTTGACTTCTTTTACTCTAGTTCTCCACTTAACAACCGGTTTAAGCTCACCAGTTGTTGTAACGTTCACAATTGCGTCTGCTGTTCCTTTTACGGATACTTCCTGAGTATTAACATCATAAGACACAGTAATAGTGTCTACTTTACTCACAGACTGCTTCTCTTCTTTATTAGAGTTCATCATAGACATTAACTCTAAATATGAAGGAACTACAGGTTGTTGTGCCTGCACGGGTTCGACAGTACTGATTAAGTTATAACCAACTAATAAGCTGATTACAAAGAAACCAATTGTCGATAGAATTCTACTATTCATATTGATTATGAGTTAGTGAACAGTTTCTTAAGGTAGTATACGATATTCCACTTAGACGGCGCTGTTAGCTTTTTTTTTCTTCAGCCGGTTTGTCTTCAGTCTTTGGAGTTTCCGGATATTCTCCAACGAGAGTAGGCAGAGGGCCTTCGAATTCAGCTATCTGATCCATTGGTTGACGATATACATTGATGATCTTACCGATTGCGAAACGAATCTGTTCGTTGGTCGGTTCAACTTTGCCCGGATAATAGTTAGCACGTACAAGACTGATAATCTTGCGAGCGGCAGCACGGGATTCCTTGATTTCCATTAACTGCTCATCTGTAGCATTTTCAGGTACAGGGCGAGTATAATCAGCCATCAATTTGTCAACGTATTCTAATCCAACACTACCAACTACAGATTGAATAGCCTTATCCTCTGTAGGTTTCGGCTTTTCGGTTTTGATAACATTTCCGTTTGCGTCAATCTTATCTTCTAAACTATAGCGATAGTTTTCCTGAATCAGTACTTTCAGCAGACTGACAATATCTTCTTCACTCCAGTTAGGTAATTTGCCATGCAGAATACTGTGAGCAGATACTGGAGAACCTTGCTGTTTCGTATAAAGATATACGGAACGTCCAAGACCCTTCATCAATCCTGCAATTGGAATGAGATGGAAGATTTCATCAATCCATTCGTTAAGTGGTTTAGCATCGAGTGCAAGCTTAGCATCAGCAGAACTTGCGTTGTTCATACACAACCCACGATACCATTCTAAGGTTTTGTCAATACAAACCGTAATATCACGGTTCTGGTGCATCAAATAGTCTAAAGCTGCACAAATCTTTTCGTGATCTGTACCAACTTTGCCATAGTCGAGATCAGGTACAGTTTGTACCGGAGCTTTCTTGTCATTCAATTCTTCAGGAACAATAGTATCCGGTGAAGTGAAATCAATAGCAAGCTGTTTTTCACCTTGCGGGCCTACAATTGCTTTTGGTGCAGCAAGAGTAATACCCAGCATTTCTGCTACTTCGTTCAAAGGCATCAGCTGATCTTCAGGTATCTTCGCAACAATCTGACCGCCTGATTTCAGAGCAGCTACTTCATTACGAATATCAACCATAGCAAGTAACCACACAACATCACATACCTGTGCAGTGTGTTTCCAAGCTTCAGGACACTTGTCTTTGAACTCTTCATTGTTGATAAAGCGGTTGTAACCATAGGTTACCAACTGTGCTTTAGCATCAGTAGAAGAACGTTTGATTGCGTCCATACCTGTGTTAGATAATGGAACACCAATCTTATTGCCCAGAGCGGTAGTTTCGTCTACCTCTTCAGCAATAACTACCGGAGTCTTGTCTTTCTTCGGCTTCGGCTGTGTGTCAGCCACTTTCTGGGCGGGCTGCTTTTCAGTCTTAGCTTCAGTTTTCTTCTCCTCTTTCTTCTTAGGTTGAGAAGCCGGAGCTGCTGCTGGAGTTTCTGCTTTCGCAGTACCTTTGTTCTCTTTCTCTGTTGTTGCTTTTGTAGTATTATCTACTTTAGCTGTTTCTGCTGGTTTTGCAGCATTTGCAGCTGCTTGAGCTGCTTGTTTCTTTTTAGATGACATTTTGATAATGTTTTAAATTGTTAATAAAATAGGTGAATTTAGATAGATTGTTTAATGAGGTTCAACTATCATCCTCAAACTCTGGTGAGTCTCTGCCCTTAGTAGTATGATTACCAACTAATGCGTCTGACAATGGTTCAACAAGGTCTATTGCGTAACCTGTTACTCCATGTGTAGCTCCTTCTGTCACTGTGACTACCGGTAACATGCACAATAGATCTACATTGTCTACGGTGTTAGTTAGTGGAGCAATAGAGGCTGTAATTTCTTTCTTTACGAAATGATTTACAGTCTCTTTGCTCAACATACCTACTAATAAGCCAGTCATAATAGTGAATAAGAATATCCACCACATTTTAGTAGAACGCATAATACGTGCACTAATTGCTGCTACAACAAGCAGCACTAAAATCATAGATGCTGACATAATTAGTAAATTTAATCTGTTAATAATTCTTTTAACTTTTCACGCGCTTTATTAAGCCGTGATTTAACCTGGGACTCTGAGAGCCCAAGTTGTTCAGAAATCTGTTTGTAAGACAGATTCTGGATTGAGCGTAGCTCAATTATATTCCTATACTTCCAACGAAGTCGCGACAAGGCATTTTCTAAATTTACACTTTTCTCTGCGAAGATATAATCTTCTTCAGGTGAATAACCGGCCGAGTCATTCAACTGTAGAGAGTTGGCATCATCGTCAATCCAATAGTTCGCTCTTTCCTTTTTAGTATGTCGAATATAGTCTATACTACTGTTGATAGCTATTGTCTTTAACCACATTTCGAAAGATATGTTATTAACATAACTATCTAGCTTACTAAAAGCCTTAGTAAATGTAACAGATAATAAATCATCTGCTGCATCTTTGTTATTCACAATATAATAAATAGTATTGTAAATAACTCTATTAAAGCGATTATAAAGCTTTGTGAAGGCAGATTGCTTGCCTTCTTTCGCCTGTTTGATCAGATCGAAAACTTGTTGTTTTTCTTCATCTGTCATATGTACGGGCATTGTGCTGAACTGATAATCATAAGAGTACAGGACGCAAATTTATGTATTATTGAAGTAACTCTTATTTGACCTGTTCAACGGTTAGTGAGTATAGGGCCGATCAAAGCCCTATACCCTTAAAATGGTAATCCTAGTTCGTATCTACAATGATACTCAATGTAATCTTTTGAGAACTTTTGATAAGCATCCCAAATACACTCCATAAACTCTCTTTTCATTTCCATAGATATCTTTGCAGGATTGAGTTTATTAATCATTCCACATACTATTCTAATGCGGACATTTAGAGTAAAATTGGAATCTCTTCCTATTCTCTGGAGTATATTAGTATCAAACCAATATAATATGTGGTTTACCGGTTTATCAGCTTTAAAAGATAACTTTCTCTCTCTTTCTGCAAGACTGATATATACCCACCACGATGCTCTCCAGTGAAATAAGTTATATCTTTTACCCCAAGGAGTGTATACATTATTCGTAACGCAGTGTATTACCATTTTCTTTCTTTACTTCTTTAGCTAGTTTGCAAATAACTAGTTGTGCCTGTGCGGCTGACCAACCAGTTCTATCCATAATATACATCTTAGTACTCATAGTTCCTCTTCCAGGAATAGATGTATCATTGATGTATCTACGTTTAAATTCGTTATACTCATCATCTGTTGTGATGGGCATCTTACTGCCACGCATTGATCTTTTTTCAATGGGTAGCTGACATACTTCTGATCCTTCGTATGGATAACATACATAGTTATCTGGATGATTATATATACTCTGGATCTCATAGGATTCTTCCTTTACCTCTCTGAATTTTGCATTTTGAAATGCTTCATTCATGATAATTGCAGATGTTATCCTTAAATAAGGAGCTTCACCAACAACTACTGCTAATAGTTCTATATTACTTCCGACAATTTGATATACGCCGGGTCCATTTAATCTCATGACTTATTAATTTCTTTTTTAAAGTTATCTACTATACCAGAAGCCTGATCAAGAGTTAAGTTCGGATATTTATCCAATACTTTATCTATTGCTTCAATATCTGATTTTGAAGAGTTTAACATTTGTTTGAACTCTCTTTCTTCCTGTTTGGAATCAAACCAAACCCACCATGGTACTACTCGCATTGATATTCGATTTCTTTAATTTTGTTAGTAAGTTTTTCCCATTTTACTAAGTCGATATCTGACGCTTCAACGTAGTAAACTAGCTTATCAGCCGATATGTTAAATACAGACCTAATATAACGCATTCCTTCTTTGTAATGATATCTATTCTTATAGATACGAGGAACATTAGCATGAAGTCGAGTTATTAACTCACTCTTCATTTTCATTTCAGTTGCGGCTTTCTCCCACGATTCTGGAAGATTCTGCCTAATAAAGTTAATTAATCCCATTTCAAATTAATTTATTGATTAAACTTAATTTAATTGTAATAAGGAGCAGATTCGAACTGCTCTCTTCTAACCTTATCAGTGTTAGCGCTTCTATACCTTATAAAGCTACTTATTTCCATTTAGTTTTATATCTTACGATACTAAGAGGCGATCGTCACTATTGCTAGCGTCAAAATCTATTTCACAACCCCATCATTGATAGCAGTTTCTCCTTAAATAAGGAGTTGTTTACCAAGATACTGCGTGCTCCCTTGGAGACTCATCACGCTACTAAACGTGTGTAGTCTGTTACATAACTTGTATTGCCAGTTATTCGCATTATTGACCTATTCTATCTCTCATTGTCGCAGTCAAAACCATAATGCCCCTGGTGCGCTGTTTTGTTGTTATCGCTGGAACAGATCGCCATAAACCAGCGCTGTATACAGTACGCGCGTGGAGCATAAGGGAGTCGAACCCTTGTCCTAACGACTGATTAATAGACCTAACAGTCAATTGTGAGTATGCAGGCGACCAAACCTACATACTCTTGGTCTTTTATTTTATGTAACAACGTTTTGATAACTTAAACTTGGAAGTATAAGATACCTTGCGGCCCCTATACGGCATGATGTCTAGCATCGCACGATTCCAAAAATGTGCTGATTTGATATCATAAGAATGCTATTGCATAATATACTCATCGAGTATAGAATCTGTATTTATATATTGCGCAATTTATAATTACATCCTCACGATCTTAGGCACATGATCAGTGGCACGTTGTCATACTGTCCTGCTCCGGCATCGGTCGTATTGCTACGCCTTACACTTGTTTGCATGTGTGTTAATTCACACTAGAGTTGCTTATGTGAAGATCCAATCCTAAAACGATGATCTTAGATTTGCTACTTTCTCTAATCTAGACTATGTAGTCAGTATTTCTACTGCTAGAGTACTATGATTTTGGACGATGCGTGGAAATTACATGGACATACTACTGTATTTCCAATCATAGCGGGCACTCGGATACTGATTATACAGTTTCTTTAACTGTTCATCATACCATTGACCGACTTCACGAATCAGTTTGTTAGCCTCCTTATAGAGCTCCTGACAATCCTTTTCGTAGTCTTCAATAGTGATACCGCCGTTTCGTAATTTGTCATCCTTTTCGGAGAACTTCTTCAGATAGTTGAGCTTAATTTCACGCTCTTTGTCTGTTTTCTTCATACTCAAGTAAGTAGATTTACGAGTATACTCACTACGTAGAGTAGTTTCAACCAGACGTTCTGTCAGTTCTTCTTTACGCTTCTTAGCAATCTTTTCGGCTGCTTCTTTAGCAGCTTCTTCAGTTACTGTAGAACCGGTGTTGATGACTTCTTCAATGTTTTCTACTGAAATTTTGGTAACATCTGTTACCTTTGTTTCTTTTTCTGCCATTTTTTGATAATGTTTAGAAGTTGAACTTTATATTAATAATCTCGAGTTATTTACTTTTCATTGCAAGTCTACGTTCTTTGTTTAAACGTCTCTTGCGTTGTCTGTAAGACTCACGTGTACCAGCTTTTATTGCTGTACGATTTTCGTAAGATTGTTCTCTTCGCAATTTATTCTCTTGAATAATCTGCAAATAGATAGCTTCTCTAGCTAGATTAGCCTTTACTCTAGCTTCATAAGCTGCGATACGTTCCTTTGCCTTTTCTTTTCCGTATCGTTGATAAAGATTTTTTCTAATTCTTGCTTGTCCCATATTTTTGATAAATTGGTTACTAATTAAAAAGAACTGCTCTGTGTATTCATATCTCTTATTTCACAGATAACCCCTATCCTTCTCTCCCTTTATCTATAGATATATAGATTGCCGTTGAATAGCCGTTACATTTAACATGTATTAGGGTTTTGGTATATTTGCAGTTCTTTGGGTTGATTGGAATCCACCATACTAACAATTTAAGTTAGAAATATATAACAGCGGGTAGAGGCTCTGGCGGAACCTCTTCTTTGTTATTCGTTGCCATTCTGAGTTTACACTCAAGATCACATTCACTACAGTTGATAATATTATCTTGTGTAGGACAATCGTTAGAAATCGAATTTGAAGTTTTCATGATCGTCTCGATCAAATAAGTGTTTGACAATCAATGGTTTACACAATCTCGCAAATTCTTGTGCTGTTTCTCTGTCTTTGAGTTCTAGACAAGAGCCGACACCAGCAAGAGCAGCGCCGAGCCCATGGGTGGAAGCAACATAGAGCAACCCAGCAGGTTTTCTCTTATCTGTATAATTCCATCCCCATACGTAATATCGTATTTCTCTGGGATCCATTACTTTGGGTTTCCAGTCTTTATTCAAAGCTTTTGCAACAGTTTCTAACTTGATGAAATTCCTAGTTTCATCTGATAATTTGTAGCTCTTATAATTAGCTACAGGACGGATGCTAAGTAATTTACAAGCATCTTCATACGGATGTTCTTTACTTATTTCCATGACTTTTTGCGATTGTAAGGTTCCATTTTCTTATGCTTAGGACGTTTCTTATAGTCCTGCTTTACTTCTTTCTCCTTATTTGCCATAATCAAAATAAATGAATGAAATTGTTAATTTCTTTCAGATATCGTGGAAGACTTTCCATGTTCTGTTCAGTAAGTATTTTGTTTATACTTCTTTGTAATTTGCCGTCTCCGAGCAGATACTTCAATACTCTTGTATTGTGTTCTCTTATCTCTTTGTCACTGACAAGTTCTTTTGCAAGTCTCATCTTGAATACAACTTCATCTGAATCAAGGGGACTACCAAGTCTTTCGCGTAATTTGATACACAAGTCAAGTAACTCATCTTCTAATGTTGTTTTAGAAGAATGTTTAGCACTTGTGTTAACAGCATCAGCAATTAGTAGCTTAGCAATTTCAGTGTCGTCATATTCAAGTATGTCTACACAGTTTGTTCCACTACTGTTTGTTGTTTGTCCAATGATTTGAGCTATAGTAGATATAGCTTGTGCTCTAGCTTCTTCATTGACAAAGTCATTTGAAAATAAAATTAGTACAGCTTTCATAATAATTATTGATTAATTACTTTTATTTCGATCTCATACTCTTCTAATTCCTTCTTAATCTCATCAGTAGAGAGATTAGAATTAATTTCTAAGTATGGAACGAATTGAATTTCTTCACTTGGTTTACTTCTAGCTAGCCGTTTGGCATCACTAAATGTTATACCTAATATCTTAGTTAATGCTAGGATATTAGCATAGAGATGACCAGTATGTAATATCATACTAGTTATGTGCCTTTTGGATTCCTGTTTTTTAGTTTTCATTTCTACATATGCTTAAATTTTATTGTTAGTAATTTGACGACGTGCCTACAGTGCTATAGGCAAATTTGTTAACGGAGAAAAGATATACAGCACTATATATCCTGACTAATACTACTTATTAAATCTCATTTTCAACGAGGTTATTAAAAGAAATCAATTATAGCAATCACTAAGTTTTAAGTATTGGTAAGAGCAATACTAGGGAATAGCAGAAATAGCGGCTAAGCTAATCTTATCAACCCACCTGATTTTTACGTCTGCACGATCATAATATACTCTTGCACCCCGGACTTTGTTGAGTTATGCAAGCCTAACTCTCGAAACAGGATATACTACTTACGCCCCACAGGCTTGTCATTTACTGAAGACTAGCCTACTTTCACAAGCAAGCTAACCAAATCTGTTTTTCTTCAAATACTATTCGATTATTATGCAAAACGCTGATCTCTAACGCCTTAGAGAGTCTCTTGGATTCTTCACAGAATCCACGGTAAGAATATTTTTCTGAATATCTGCGCCAGTTTTTATATCTTTGAAATGCTCTTTGTTCGATTCGTATATATAAACTATGTCGCTATTAGACAAAGATGTCCCATGCGTCATAAGAATATCAACAAGAATCGCTTCAGGCATTGCTAAAAATATACTATCTACACGCATACCTTCTTTCACATCCTCTCTAAATTTGAGAACTTCCTGTATTGTTAGTACAGGCTCACTAGCTTTTGCAGTGTCAATGCAAACTGATTCGTCTTCCGACGTAACAATTTTAGCAATAGGTTCATGACACAGAAACACTATTATTCCAGTAGCGATTATTAATGCAATGGCTACTAATATCGTCCAAAAACATCCATTAGACGATTTTCTTACTACAGGATACTGATCTTCATTCATCATATTAGTCCTCCAGTTCGTCTAATAGGTTTGATACTACAGCTGGTGTTTCAACAATCTCGGTTTCATCACCATTTATACAAATGTATGACCCACCATCAGGATTACCACAACAGTAGTCGAATGAACGACTTGTGAATACTAACTCTTGACCGTCCGTAGTATGGACTGTAACACTTTTTTTCTTTTTCATTTTGATAATGATTTTGTTAATAAATTATTTAATAGTATCACCTACAAAGTATACGTCTATATACAAATAGTATGCGACATATGCTTTATATTCATCACCTGTAACAGGATTTACTAAACACAGTATGTATGTATCATCATCTTCTTGATACTTATTACTTACTAGATAGTGTTTATACCTTACTTGTAGATCTACAAAGCCTAATGGTTCATATTTCTTTCTGAAATTGAATGGTGAACCAAATATTGCACCAGCAATAATAGCGAGTAGAAGAGCGACACACAGGAAATTACTTATTCTGTTGAGTACGCTTCGATGTTTAGTCATTTGTACTGTCATTTGTTAATCTCCTTCCATAGTTTAATGCATTCATATACTGTTATATATACTACGTATATTGCTGCAACAATTGATAAGACTTGGAATATTGTCATATTATTAGTTAATACTCTCAAATAATTTAAATACATTAGCTTCACATGCAAACTAGGAAGATTTGTTAAAACATGTTACTGGACACTATCACCACGTTGAGGTTGTATTTATTGATAGTGAGAATGACCCGCTGGCAGATCTTACGGTATGCCAAACGGGTGCGGTTATCATTCGCTTGCATTCTTATTTTTCGTCTGCATTTTTCATTAATATTAGTATGATATACCAAATGGATATCATCAACGAGAAGATCAGTAAATATTTACCGAAAGTTCCGAGTTTGTGATTATCTGCAATTAAATTTGCAGTAATTCCGGCACAGAAAAAGTTATAAACCATGCCAACATAGAGTATAATTCTATTCATTTTATAATAAATTATTGATTAATGTTATTACTTATCATGCTTTATTAAGCAACTACGCAGATAGTACATGACGTGAGCTCGGTTCGGCTCGTAATTATGTATTTATCTGCGCATACATAATATTGCCACGATGTCCTTTTAGGGCGCGGACTAGCCTGCCAATATGGAGTTTCAAATGAAATGCAAATTAAGCCTTTTAAAGTCTTGCTTAGGACTATAATATTGAGCGTTCTTCACTTCGGTGGGCTTGCTCAATCCCACGCCACAACTTACACTGATTTTCACAGACGTGTGGTGTTTTTAAATTATAGATGCATAACTTGTAAGTTTAAAGTATATACGCTTACAACTATTTGGTTAGACATATAATTATTGAAATTCGACTATCTTAATCTATTGCTTCCAATGTTATGGTCGAAATGAGGGATTTCTCCCTCATATCCTTAACGACGTCTACGACGTGTTTGCGGTTGTTCTTCTTCGAACTCATTGGCTAATAATTCATCTCCGCCGGTTTGGTCGTTCTCTTTAGGTGCATTTGCCGCAGCTTTTTTCGCCTCTAGTTTCATTTGCATAGCACACGGCACAATCATTTTACCGCTACCAGCTTGAGTTTCTAGCCCGTTTGTGTAAGCTCTAGCCGCCTTGCGTACTACATTTTCCGTAGGAATGTCCACACCGTTTGCGTCTGTTTTGCAAATAGATGTTATCCAGATAGAACGAAAAACTTTGCGTTTCATAGGGTCATTAGGAAGAGTTTCGTCACCCGTTTGGGCTATTATCCAATCTCCTTCTTTAACTCCATCTCCGTCTTTTGTGTATCGTCTAAAATACGGTTCGGGTGTTTCTTGCTCAAACCTGTTAAGGTTAATAGTAGGAAAAATAGGTTTTTCTCCTTTCTTTTCCCTTTCTTCGTTTGTATCCAACAAAGATAAAAAAGCGTTACAAATTTGCGAAGTGTTTGGAAACAAAATAGTTCTAAAGGGCGATATATTAGATTTATTAGCTATTTCGCTAATATCGCCACCCTCAAGAATTAGTTTGTTTAAGTCCTCTTCACTCATTGCATTGCTTTCCGTGTTAATTGGATTTGCAGTAATTAAAAAACAGTATTCAACGTCGTTAAAACCGTCTTTAATTTCGTACTCTGTCAT